GGCTTCAGCAGAAACGGCAGCTTGGCGGTCAGCAATCTCAGTTGTTAAGTCGGTACGCAGACCAGCTTCAACACCTTCTGCGCGGCTCTTTTCAGTAGCGATAGCAGTGGCGTTAGTTTGGTCGCCAGACTGACGTGCAGCAATTTCTGTGTTCAGGTCAGTACGCAACGATGCATCAGCAGCTTGGCGAGCAGACTCTTCAGCAGTAACAGCGGCTTGACGGTTGGTGATCTCGGCAGACAGATCAGAACGCAGACCAGCCTCTACGCCTTCGGCACGCGACTTCTCGGTGGCGATTGCAGTAGCGTTGGTTTGCTCGGCAGCTTGTGCACGAGCAATTTCAGCAGTCAGATCGGTGCGGAGGCCAGCCTCAACGCCTTCAGCGCGTGACTTCTCGGTAGCAATGGCGGCTGCATTGGTAGCATCACCAGCGGCGCGAGCGGTAGCTTCAGCGGAAACAGCGGATTGACGTGCGGCAATTTCGGCAGTAAGGTCTGTACGCAAGCCAGCTTCCACGCCAGTAGCGCGGGTAACTTCAGCAGCTAAGTCGGTTGTCAGGGTCTGTTCTGCGCCTTGAGCACGAGCAATTTCGCTAGTCAGGCCAGCGTTAACTTCGTTTACAGCAGCAACGATGGTTGACTTGTCAGTAGTGGTCAGGCTGTTCAGGTTACCGATCTTGCCGTTTACTTGGCCTTCAACGGTAGAAACACGGCTGTCCAAAGCTGAGTCAGCAGCGGCGCGGGTAGAGGCTTCTGCGCTAACAGCGGCTTGGCGATCAGAAACTTCAGTGGTGATGCGGCCAGACAGAGCAGCTTCAGCAGCGGTAGCACGGGTAACTTCAGCGTCCAAGTTGTCTTGAACGTCACCAATCATGCCTTCAAGCACGTTGATGATGTCAGGATTGTTCTCAAGAGCTTGAGCTAATTCGGTGATGGTGTCCAAAACCGAAGGAGGGATACCGCCGAGCAAGTCAGCTTTAGCTTGATCAATTTTAGCGTCCAGAGCAGCTTCAGCAGCAGTAGCGCGTGTGATCTCAGCAGACAGGTTAGAAGCAATGGTGCCTTCAGCAGACTGGGCACGGGTTGCTTCAGCGGTAACGGATGCTTGAACAGCGGCCAACTCAGTAGCAGCAGACTCAGCGTCCTTGATGGTGCGAATCACCACAGCGCCAGAGCTGTTCAGAGCCGAATAGCGGATTACTTTGTCGGTGCTGTTGAACCACAGACGGCCAGCAGCAACGGGGCTGGGGTCAGCAGATAAGATTTCTAGGTTGAGGTTTTCTACGTAGGCATTAGCCGCAAGGGTAATACCGTGAAATACTGGGAAATTAGCCATGAGTCACTCCAAAATTAGGGAATTAGTTTTACAAGTTATCTTTACTCGACACGACTCACGCAGACGGAATCTTACTTCAGAAAGCGACGAAGAACAAGAAGTTCTTGATCAACTCTCAAAGCATCAGACCCTGCGTGTTTGACTCGCCATTCGGTCTCACAGACCTCACTGCTAAAGTAAAATTTTTCGTCACGATAGGTTTGAAGCACCGCGCCATGTGCTTTCATGTACGCAGCCAAGTGAATATCACGTTTTAAAACAACAATGTCATAGGTCATAAGGAAAACACTACGTTTACCGAACCAGCAGTAGGCTCGGTCATGTAAACAACAAATTGGTTGGGGCTAATCACTTTAATTCCAGCAAAAAATTGTTGATAAGAGGAATCAAATAAACTAGCAACAAAGTTATACGTCCCTAGGTTGTGCGTCACAGTCCAGCTTAATTCAGGGGTGTTGAATGTATAAACACGACCAACTGAAGTTAAACCTGCTGATGTAGCCCCCGTCCCGTAAACTTTGCCGTATGGACGTGCAAAGTAAGTGGCCATTTAGATACCTGCCTGTAACACCTTTAGAATAACGGAGCCTGATGTATATTCCGTGACACGAACACGCACTCCAGAGACTGGGTACGCATAATATCCATCAGCATTAGCTGTTTGATCTACAATAAATGGAAACCAAACAATATCAGCAGGATTGTGGGCAGTCCACAAATCATGATAAGTATGCTCAACGGTGTATTTTAAAGTAGAACCAGGGCTTAACATTACAGCAACTGACACGTTTACAGGCGTTAAGTTAATATCCACACCCACCACATCAGTTGTTCCAAGACCCGTAACCTCGGTCTGAACTTGTCTCGACATTAGAACGTCCCTCCAGAAATACCGCCAGTAGCGGTCACAGTTGTAAAGCTACCTGCGGCTGCGGTAGTGCCTCCAATGACGGTTCCGTCAACCGTTCCACCAGTGATTGTTACGCTGCTTGCGTTTTGGGTTGACATAGTGCCAAGCCCAGAAATATCTGTATTTGGAATAGTGGCTGAAGCCGTCAGGGCAGATGTTCCCGAACCTTTGACGTATCCCGTAAGGGTGGCTGCACCAGTTCCGCCATTGGCTACAGGCAAAGTGCCCGATGTTATTTGAGATGCCGCAATAGCAATTGCTACGCTAGATGCGCTTGTGATTTGTCCTTGAGCATTAACAATGACTTGAGGTACAGAGCTTGCACTGCCGTAGGTGTTTGCAGTAACGCCTGTGTTGCCAATGTTAAACGTGTAAGAGGGGGACTCTGTTAAACCAGTTCCAGCGGAGTAGGTAATTGGCGCACCAAATTGCTGAAATACTATAGATGTAATTCCAACGGTAATAGGAAGGGGCGTCTGTTGAACCCAAGACGTATTGGTGTTGGCGGTTCCCGCAGTAATCAAGAAGAAATCGCCAGCGTCAATTTGGTTGACCCCAGTGCCCGGCGTATCAAAGTCTGTTGCCCTAGTCAGAATGTAGGGAGTTCCAGCGGTTCCAACTTGCGTAACGGTGTACACACCATTGTTGGCTGGGGCTGCCTCATTCTTAATCAGTATGCGATTACCAGCCACAGTTAGCGTACTGTCTACACTAAGAGCACCGTTAGCATTCGCAGTTAAGGTTGCCCCAACACCGAATGCGCCATTGTTGTAAGTGTTGGCTGGAAGTGCGGCAGTAGTTGCAAGGCGACAGGCTTGGTGGAAGTTAAGACCGCCAGCAAGTGCATCAGCGTAGGTCTTATTAACAATATCATTACCGCCAGATGGTGCGGTAGTAATTGTTCCAGTAGTAAGCGCCACAGAGCCTAATGTCCCTGATGTAGCGTTAACTGTAGTAAACGTACCAGCCGCAGGAGTAATTGCGCCTATAGTGGTTCCGTTAATTGCCCCGCCAGAGATGGCCACAAAGCTTGCGCTCTGAGTAGACATGGTTCCTAAACCCGTAATGTCGGTGTTAGGAATAGTTGCGGAGGCGGTTAGAGCGGAAGTTCCTGTTCCTTTAACGTAACCAGTCAATGTAGCAGCGCCCGTACCACCAGAAGCCACAGCAATTGGGGCAGACAATCCGCTAATGGTTCCGCCTGTAATGGCTACAGCGTTTGCATTCTGTGTGGACATTGTGCCCAAACCAGTAATGTCTGTGCTTGGGATGCTTGCAACACCCGTAACAGCAGATGTTCCATTACCTTTTAGGTAACCGCTTAAAGTGTTAGCGCCAGTTCCGCCGTTAGCAACCACTAACGTACCACCAAGTGATATAGCGCCGTTTGTAGGAAGTGCTGGGGTTAGGCCAGTAGTTCCGCCATCAAATGTGGTTACGCCGTTGCCTTGAGCAAAAGCAAGCCAGCTTCCTGCTGTATAACCCTCAAACAGGCCGCTTGTGGTGTTGTATCTAATCTGTCCAGTAACGCCAACAGGTTGTTGTGCAATCGTTCCTTTGGGGATGGTCATGCCACCCGTGCCAGGTATTGTGGGATCGCTCACAATAGAAATTACAGGGCTATTAGAGCCATCGCCATTTGCCACGTTTATTTGGTTAGCAGTTCCCAAGATCTGACGACCAGCAATAGTGGTTCCACCGACAATTGCCAGCATTCCAGTACCAGAAGCAGCCGCCACCGCTGCGGCAACACCCGTGAGCTGGAAAGTGGGATTACCTGAGACTCCATCACCATTTGTGACGCTTAAGCCCAAACCAGAGGTAGATAGTGTCCTTGAGGCTACGGTAGTGCCAGAAGTCTTGGCAATCATGCCTGTAGAAGCGGATTCTAGGCTCCCAGAGGCCCCGCTGAGGCTAAGACGTAGGTAAGACTGTGCGCCACCATCCGTGATCGCTAAACCCGTATTGGTGGACAAATAACGACTATTGGGAAGGCTTGGCTCTAGATTCTTGGTCAAGAAAGTCTGAGTCTGGCTAGGCGAGGCAGCAATAGCGCCCGTAGTGGTTTGTACGGTTACGCCATTTTGGACAACGGGCACAAGCTCAGTGCCTGTAATAGCACCCGCTGCTGGCAGTTGAGAGATTTGTACGTTTGCCATGATTACGGACTCACATTCAGGTTATCAAGGTTCCCGTTATTTTCGGGCGTCTGTGTATTTTGCTCAGGTGATATTACAAAATCGCCATATCCACCAGTTGTCAAAGAATTGTCTTGTACAGCCACGCTTTCATCAGGTCGTGGAAATCTTAGGTTAATTCTTTCCGTTTTTCTAGCGGGCAAACGGTACGGATCAAAGTTATCTTTACAGCCCTCATCACAGACACGCAGACCAGGGAAGTTTGGGTCTGATTGTAATGACACAAATGCTCTTTTCATGCGGCATCTATCGCAAATTGCTATTGCAACCGATGTAAGGCCAGAAGTGTCAAGAAATGTAGGCATTACCGTGTGTAAACCGATATGTTGGGCGCAAAGTAGATGGGCGACTTATCGCGCTCTTCTTGTTGCACCTCAAACAGGTACTTATCAGCCATTTTTTCAAGATATTGGATGCGCCCAGCATCAACTTGGGGCAATTCCATGCTCATTCTGTGCGCCAACATCATCTGAACAGCTTCATACCACCTTTGAGGGATCTCTAGCTCACCAGAAAGCGCCCCAACGTCCATAATTTGGCGCTGATACCAGACTGTCATCTGAATAAATGGGTCACTAGGCGTTGGCCATAGGTAAACAGTAGGCTGTGGGATAGTTCTATCAAACCAAAACTGAAACGGCTGGTTGGCTGTGAAGTTTTTATTGGGCAAATTGGTGTAATCATCACGATTTAGGCGTGACATTTGGATTTCACGGCTGTTATTGCCCACAAACCACTCGCGCAGAGCCAATGTTGTGTTGTTGTAAGCGCGGATTCGGTAGTACATGACCGATTGGCCTGGGTCAATGTCAGTCCACACCCATTGATTGTCAGTAACAACTATGCTTCCAAGGTTGTTTAGGGTGTTCCATGTAACGCCATCAACCGAATACTCTAGCGTGATCGACCAAGTAGCCGATCCACCCCCAGCAACATAGGGTAAAAAGCCAATAGAGCCAGCGTATATGGGATTATTGGTGCCGTAATTAACAGATATGTTGCCATTGGCGCTTGTTTGTTGACAAACTGTATCAATGTCGGAGTCGTAAACATTTGCAATTACTCCACCAGCAGAGGTTGTGTATGACCCAGAAGGTCGGTTCATGGAGCGATACAGCACGTTCAGAACGTCTATGCAACCCACGGGCATGGTGTAGATGTATTGATCAGCCTTTAGACCAAACACTTTTTTATTGATTGCCCAATAGTTGATGCCTTGATTGGCAAGATGCGACAGCAAGAAATATAAAGACTGGCGAGCAGATACGATTTGCTCCGAGGTAAGCTCTTCGGCCAATTTGCCGCATCGACGCGCACCATGATCAATCAGATCTTGGACGCTGATAACGGTCTCTCCAACTGTGCCTGAATAAGCCATTCGTTACCTCACCATCCTGGGCAATTCCAACGCTTCAAGGATGCTTTTGCCCTTGGAGCGTCACCTTTTGAATGCTCTACAACACCGCTCATGCGCGAGCAGAACGAGTCCTTTCGAGCGCCGCCTTGTGGTTGCGGAGCTTTCAAATGACTTCCTGTCTCACGATTGTACTTAGCCCTACCCTTGGCGGTCAATCCAGCGCCCTTTTCCACAGACAGCTTTTCTCCACGGCCAACCGCTAGGCTTGGGCCACCCTCTTTAAACTTCTTGCCTTTATCGGCAGCAGCAAAGTCTTTTCCTACTTTTTGAGGAATACCAACCTTCTTTGCAAAGCTAGGGTTATGCGCTACGGCTTCCATGAGCCTGTGTTGAGATGCTGATTTGCTAGGCATGGCTGTCAATCCGAATTTTTAATAAGAACAATTTCAAAGAAACCCGCCGCTTCATTGTTTGCCGCCCCGCCAATTGCTTCGCCTTGAATGCGAGTTTTTTCAGCAATTGAGAGAGGGTAGGGAAATGGTTGAGTTGAAATACTGTTATTGGTAACAATCAATGGGCCAGTGATGGCAATTCCATTTGTTCCCACAAAACGAGTTCTTGCAGTAATTAAGCTGGTTCCAGTATCTTGTGCCAAACCAATTCGCGCAATTGCCAAGTAGCCAGTGTAGCCAGCGGGTACTGTGTATTGGCTTGATGTTGCATTGTTGTAGCCTACAGCAATTAAGTTATAGATCGTTGCTGGTACGCCAGCAGTTACAACGCCAGAACCAATGTAAATCGTTCCTGCATTGGCCAATCCAGTTCCAGCACTTGCAACCAACATACTGTTGATACGCAAAAATGATTTGGTAGTCGTTACGGCGGTCTGACCATTCATGGTCACGGTCTCAGTAATAACATCGTAATTGGCGTCTAAGCCCGTGAGTAGCACGGTTCTTGCACCAGTTCCCGCTGCTGTATCGTTGGCGCTAGATGAACTTACAGTCATCTGTAAAGCGGCAGCAGGAAATGATAAATCTCCAATAGGAGTAATCATCTCCCACGCAGTATCAACATCGGAGTTATAACCAGATACCGTAACAATTGAGTGGCCCTGAATTTGACCGCGGGATACTTGCAATTCAAACGGCTCGTATGCGCCTTGACGCGACGCAGAAGAATAGATTCCCATGTTTATCTCCTGAAAAAAGTAGGGGCCGAAGCCCCCACTCTTAGCACTCTACAGAACCGCCACGCTTCTTAGCGGGGGAAACCGTCACAGACTTCTCGGTTTTAGTTACGCTGCCAGGCTTTTTCTCTGGGCTGGTAAAGAATCCCTTTACGCCTTCATAAACGCGCTTAGGGAATCCGAGAATTGCGTCACGAGTAGCTTCGTTATCTGCTTTCTCAGCAGCCTTCTCGGCCTCCATGCGCTTGGTTTCACGAGCGATGATGGGATCAACCGCACCGCCCGTGTCATACTTTTTTACTGAACCACCTTTTTTATAGGTTCCAGAAAGTTGGTTAATGCTAACGGGACGTGCTGGACGCTTATTTCCCTGCGGCATTTCTACAGCCGCTCCATCGTCCTGAACTGCTCCGCCCCTAGCAAACTTTTTTGTGGCACCACCTTTTTTGTAGCCACCAGCATTGGATTTAGCAACGCCACCAGTAGCATAGCCACCGCCATTGCCTTCTTTCACTTCGCCAGTTTTAGCTGGAGAGTTATCAGGCTTGGATGTGTGCATCTTGGTGTCACGGTAAGCTCCACCTTGCTTCTCGGTGTTGATGATGCCGCCTTCTTTGTAGCCGCCTTGAGCGTTAGCAACGCCGCCAGTCTTCAAGCCCTTGTGAGCTTTGCTAGCAGGTTTGCCTTCGTGAGATTTTAACTCTTTCTCAATTTTACCCATCTTGGCCATCTCGGCTTTGTGGGTGGCTTTGGACTCCATTTCACCGCCTTTTTTCATAGCTGGAGGAACAGCCATGGCTTTACGGCGAGCTGCCAATGAGGGTTTGGCAGGACGAGCAGCGGGCATCATGCCGCCGCGTGCGGGCATAGCGGAAGGCAATACGGCTGGCATTGCACCACCCATAGCTTTTTTAACTTCCCCGCCCTTTTTGAGCTTCAATTCAATTGAAGGCTCGGTGGTCATCATTTTGACCATTGGTTTGAACTCGGCCATGATTTACTCCTTAAACTTTCTGGGCGTAAACCACGGTCAGGCGGAACACGCCTTGAGTAGCTACGGTGCCATTAGGATCAGCAGTAAATACCACGCTTTGGTTTGCGCCAATGTCTGACATTGCGGTCAGTTGAGCAGCAGTAAATGTCAAAGTAGTACGACCAGCAGCGCTAGCGTCAGTTGCAGACAAATACTGTGTACCAGCAGCAGCGGTTCCAATAGTTACTGGAACTTGTGTAGCAGTACCAAAGGAAGGAACGGTCACCATATCAACCAAGAAGTTGATAATCTGTGAGTTCGCAGGTAATGTGATTGTGGAGCTAACGGCAGTGCCAGCAGCTACAGTAGTCACAGTAGTGGTTTGTGTGAGTACGACAAATCCACCGTCAACGGTGTCTGTCAATGTACCCGACCCCGCACGCAGGGTTGAACCAAAATAGGTTTGTGCCATTCTTTTCTCCTGTTGAAGAGGGGAGGACTAGCCTCCCCCACTTTCTTTAAACGCCGGGAGTACCGTACATTGCACGCCAGTCGGTGAAACCAACTTGGTAACGCTCGGTAGCCTTGTAACGCATGGAGTCGGTTTCGAAGTCACCTTCCATGGTTTTTTCAAGCTTACGACGCATCAAGAGCTTCATACCTTCTGGGGCATCAGTCTGAACCCACCATGCGGTTGGGTTGGTCAAACGTGACAGAACAGCAGCGCCCTCGTCCAGCAAACCGATAGATTTGATCGGGTTGATGTCGTTGTTGGCGTTACCAGCACGCAGAACAGACTTCAGCAAAACCTCAGCTTGGAACACGTTGCCAGGAGCAACCACCAATTGACGCGGCACCAGACGAATCTTCTTGCCGTTGTTGTCCACAGCCTGACGGATCTGGATCAACATTTGCTCAAGAGAGGTCTGTGACAAGTTAGCAGCAGTAGCCAACAGGTTGCTTGCAGTGCCGTTCACGATGGGGTGTGAAGCGCTGTTCAGTTGCACGCCGTCGCCGCCTGGGTAGGCCGAGTTAAACGCACGGTTCAACACGTTAGCAGACAGAGTTTCTTTGGTCTCAATCAAAGACTGAGCCAAGTGACGAGCGTAAACCTGACCGATGCGGATGTGGTCACCGTCCTCAACCAAAACTTTGGTCAAAGCGAATGCCAAACCAAAGACTTGGTAGACATAGCGCTGGAGGAACAACACGCCACCTTGTTGGTACGACACTGGGGTGCCGTCTGGCAACTGAGGTGCTGCACCGAAACCGTACAGGACGGGTTCTTCGTGGTAGTTACGTGGGATGCCTTCCTGCTCGCGGAACACACGGCTCCACTCATCAGTGCGCTGATCATAAACGCCGTCGAAGCATTCGTTCAGGATAGGTTCAACAATCGAACGAAAGTCCGTACTTCTCATTGGAGCTGCCATGATTCGCCTCCTTAAACAGCGTTAGTGGATGCTTGGAACTGTGACTCATTGATCACAGCACGTACAACCGTATATGAATCGCCCCAAGCGTTATCTACGAGGGGAGCCAAGTCCACAATACGCATCTGTGCGCTGTTACCAGCACCAACCAGAGTTGTGGAAAGTGTGCACTGAGACAAACCAGTGACATTGCTGCCAGCAGTGGTGTTGCTCAAGTCGGCCATGTCGCCAACAGAGGTTTGTGCCAAAGAACCGTCAGCTTGAATTTCATACACGATGTTAGGATCATTGTAGAAATAAGCAATGCATGAACCAGTTTGGAATGCAGTGCTAGCGGGCCAGTAGTTGGACACGCGACGACGACCAGTAGTGTCAGTCCACTCAACACCAGCAAAGGCACCGAGGAATGAGTCACCAGCAGCGGCGATTTGAATCACGCCAGTAGTAGCCAACTTTACGGGTTGACCTTTCAGGATGTCGCTGGAATAACCAGAGACGATACCGCCAGCAAGCGCTTGGGCGCGATCCAGACCAGATGGATGGAACGCAGGGCGCATACCGAACGGAGCATTTGTAGAAGACATAGTCTTACTCCTTTAAGTTCGATGTGTATTGGCTATTAAAAGATTGGAGCCTCTACACGTTGATCAATGTTGTCCAAGCCTTCGCCTTCAATTCGACCCAACGCTTTACCGTTGCTATCGCGTCCAACTTGCTGCTCCGCTTGAAGTCGAATCTTGTTCGCTTCCTCAAGTGGTGCATCGTGGTGAAAGTGCGCCATAATATCCTGATAGATATCCATCGGGATTTTGTGGAGCAACATCTCGTTGCACGCAATAAAACCAGTGTGTTCGCCAGCTTTTACGCGATAGTTCTCAAAGTTTGGAAATTCCTCGGCTTTAACGGGAACATAACCTATGCGAATACGCTTATCAATACTGTCATAACTATTGGTTGTCGATAACCAGCAAAGATGCCATCCTTTTAACTCTGGCGTCTTGGGCAATGCGCTTTGTGTCCATTCATCACTCCACATCTTGCGACGTTCCTGAGACGACATGAACTTCTCTTCGGGGGCAGCGCGGTCTAGATCTTGCGAAGATCGGTTCTCACGACCACCAGCGGAGAGAGATTTCTTTAAACGAGATTCCATTTTTAACTCCTATAACCTTGAGATTGTTTAGATTCAGTTGCGTAACGCTTGATCATTCGTGCTCGCTTGCTAGGATCATCCCAGAAGCCAGCATCTTTCATGGCCCTCACTTGCTCGGGGGATAGAGTAAATGAGTTTTTACTGCCACTAGAGGCGATGTTTTCGCGTCCTGAACCCGTCACAATACTTCTCGGTTTGCGAGAAGACCTCTCGTCATGATTAACATTATATCTATGCGGTAACCGTTTTAGCAAGCGGTTATCTAACTCTTCCCAGTATTCGGATGAATTGGGATTCCAACCTTCTTTAACTAATTTCTGATCTATAACTTTTGCTATTTCAGAATCTTCGTCTTCGCCCTTTGGGTCATACCAAGGATTTCTATCCATCCAACGTGATGCTTGACGCTGCATCTCTGCATTATCTTGTTGGATAGGACGGTCTTGAGTAGATTGATTTGCTTGGGTTCTTAGGTTTTTTAACGCCTCAACTTGGCTGCGAGTTTCGTACCACATCTCTTGGGCCTTGGCCATGGCTTCGCCATCACCAGAACTAGCTGCCTCAGAGATTTTCATGCGGGCATATTGCAGTCTTAACTCTTGATCCTCAATTGTTTTATCAATTCGGGCAAGCTCAGAACTGTGGGTTTTTCGCTCCACTACCGCAAGTCGTTCTTGTAACTCTTGGTTTTGGCGCTGAAGGTTTTGTAACCGAATGTCTTTTTCTACATTCGATTGTTTAATATATTCCTTCTTAGCTCGGCGGCGTGCACGGCGTGCGGCACGGATGGCTTCGGTGTCATCAGGCTGGTCAGCATCATCATCTACTGCACCACCTTCTGCGGCCTCTACCTCTTCCCGCGGCTCTTGTTCCTCTGTTTGAGGATTATCAATACCATCAGGCAGGTCTACAGTTGCAGAGCCATCAGCGCCTTCAGATACTTTAATGTCTAGATTCTCGTCTTTATCACTCATGTTTCACCTCACAAAAATGCTTTCATTGAAAGCGGGTCACCAGTTAGCTTGGCAATAACTTCATGATCATTCAAAATCATAAACAAAGACGGCTCTTCATTTTCTTTTTCGCCGGGCACTTGAACTTCCCAACGATCTCCACCCCATTTAGGGACACGGATGTAATCACCCACTTGGCACCAAGTGCCTTCTGGCCATCCTTGCATTGTGTCACGATGTTTGAAAGCCAATGGGCCAAGAGCAATTACTTTTGCAACCATGTTCTGCCACTTCTCTGTCTCTTGTGTTTCGTGAGGCAAAAAAATACCAGATTTTGTTTTTTTAACAGCGCGGCGCAATTGCACCAAAATACGCCCACCAAGCGGCAACGCGCCTGGCTCTACTGCGGGAAAAGCCCACGCCAACTCATTATCTCGTTCACTCATCATCGTCTTCCTTTAACAATTTATTTAAAATGTCTAAGGCTTGTTTTAAGCCACTATGTTCACCTACAAGGCGTTGATACGTTTCCCAGTTAACAGCGTTTCCTGCTGCAAGAGATGCGGCTATTTCAGCCTGACGTAACTTAATCTCGCCTATAAGATCCGAAATTGTGTTCATTTACTTTTTCTTAGCTTGTGACAGACCTCCTTGTGGTTTTGAGCCGTTTGATTGGCCTTTGGGTTGCATGCTGGTGCCATCAAGCTTTTCGCCCATTGCGATACGCTTGTGTTGTGGCACGTTAATGCTCTTTTGTTCTTGATCACTGGTAGCCATATGGGCCTCCTTGTTTGCTAGTTAAAGTAAGTGCAGTTTTGGTCTGCTCGTTTTGCAACTTGACGGCATCTCTGGTCAAGCGTGCAGATTCGATACGCTCTTTGGTTTCGTTGTCGCCTTGAGCAATAGCCATCTTGAGTTGCAATTCTTCTTGGGCAAGCGCCATATCGTCTTGATGCTTCTGCATATTGAGCTGGATATCCGCTTGATCCTTTTGTGCGCGGCGCTGGGTTTCCGCCATGCTGGTATCCATAAGGACTTGAGCCTCTGGAGTCATTGGGGCCTTGGGTTGGAACTGTTGCATCTGCTGCATCATCTGTTGGATGATCGGCATGATTTGCTGGAATGTCTGTACGCTGTCTTGGTTGACGTGCTGGCCAGCTAAAGCAAACAGCTTGTCAATCTTGGGGGTAACGTCTTCCACGTCGTAGTCTGTAACAGGCTTGCCAAGGGACTTGTTCACATACCCATTCATGCGGTTGAGATACCACAAGGTCAAGTGCTGCTTGATGTGCTCCATCACATGGGGTATGAATGCGGGAGCAATCATTGGGTTTGCGCCAAGGATTGGGTCTTTGGCGAAGTCCAAGTGACTTTGGATGTGGGCGAGGTGGTCTTGCTCCATATAAGCAAAGGCAGACTGTCCAATAGCCATAGCCACGTTCTCGTTGGCAGAATCCCGCTTCTCAGGATCAGGAACGTCCTTCATCAACTCATTGACGCCTGGCACCTTGATCTGCTTCAAGAAGCGCTCAATCACAGACTTGCGGTTAAACAGGTCAGGGTGCTTCTCCATAACCTGCATGACGGCCTGTATTTGGGCCATACGCTGCGTTTCAGAGAAGATGTGGGGGTCAGACACAGGAACTACGTCTGTGTTGCGCTTGAAGTCTTCACGGGTGATTTCTAGGTCTTCAACCACGTCACCCTTTTGCATGTCGTCCAAGTACCAGCGGTTCAGCCTAGCAAGAACTTTAAGCACACGGCTTTGGCTTGCATGGAGTCGGGCGTGAATAGCAGCAAACACGGCAGCACCCTGCTCAATCAGGGCTTGGGTAGTCCCAACGGGAGCCTGTGCGGTTACGTCAGCAATCTTTTCTTCCGCGGTAGTAATAACTCCCTTGGCGGCTTTCTCTAAGAAGCCCATCAGCGAGAACAATACAGGGCTAGGCGCATTAAAAGGCAGGGGCATGGCAATCTTGCGAACGTCATCCACGCCAGGCGCACCCTCAATCTCCACTACTTGGGTGACCTCAACTTGTTGGCTCTGCCCGCTGATCTTGCCGCCTTTGAGCTTCAACATGGTTGGGGCGTTGTTGATATGGGCTGAGTCTAATAAAGCCCTCAGAGAGCCTGTGAGGGCTGCTGCCAAGCCTCCAATCAGGTGTGGCAATCCAACAGCATACGCTCCACGCCATGGAATGAATTTGAACTCAATCAGCCAATCCAGCTTGGACATGGTGTCATCACCATCTTCCCAGTTGCGGTACAGGCCAATGACTTTGCTCTCAATGTCGTCAATCATCAAGATGTAGGGCGCAGCCTCTCCCTTGGTGTAGGAGTCATCTTCCAGCTCAAGCCACGTATACACATGGTATATACGTCTTACGCCGTCTTCATTCTCGTCAATCTTTTTACCTTCAATCTTGTCGGTAGCTTTCTCGGCGCGGGTTTGTTCCGGCTCCATAGTGGCACGGACGTAATCGGTATCACGATATAGACCTGAGTTGATACGGCGCTTTAACTCCCAGTCTGTAATATCCATCACCTCGGTGACGCGCTGGGCTGTGTAGAAGTTTGCGGCGGAGAATGGGAGCAAGATATTGTCGATAGGAACAAACTCAGCGCAGGGACGCTTCTTGTTCTCGTCATACCAGATCTTCATGAATTGAGATCCGCCCAATGGGAGTTGAGTCAATAGCTGCTCTTGCTCATCACGGAACTCTTCAATCTGCTCGGTAAGTTGCCAGTTCATGAAGTCACGCTTACGCTCGGCAACCTCAGTCTTCTCTTTATCCACGTCACCCAAAATCTTGGTGCGGGTTGGGCCATCTGGTGGGAACAGCTCTTTAATAGCGCGAGCAGCAAAGTCCACACAGGCTTCAGCCATTACGGGGTGGACTACTTTAGAAGCGCCCATGAAGTTAGCGCCGCCTGGTGCATCATTCCCCATACCTGTGCGGCGGATGCCTTCTTCATACTGCTTGTCGCGCTGTGAGCGGGCTTCTTTATCTTTGTCGATTAAGCCAAGATAGCGCAGGGAGATCTTGTCCAGCTCCCAAGGGTCTATGTCTTCAGCAAGGTTTGAGTAGAAGTCTTCGTCCTCATCAGGGCCTTTAAAGTTATCCATAGTGACCACAGCAGAGCCATCAGGTAGTTCTTCTATGCTGGATTCTTCTAGGTCTAGCTCCACCTCCATGCCTTGATCTTCAGGTGCAGGTGGTTCATTTCGACCAAACTCTGGGTCGATGGGGAATTCTGTTGCCATTATTTACTTCCTTCTAAACTTCGCGTCGTTCACGGCCATATACATTGCGTCTAGGTTAACATCGCCACCATGTTTGAATGGAGGGCCTTGGATAATCTGCCCACCATCACTCATGTCGGGGTCTGTGTTAAATACAGCACCACCAACAGCTTTGTTTATGTCGGCTTCGTTGATGTCATAAGTGCCACGATTGCCGATGGCTGACTTGATTTTGTTTGGCTCAAACATGATAATTTCTTGCTCACCACCGCGGTTGCCGTAGGGATCTGCATGAATAATGCTGTCATAACCACCCTTTTTCAACTCTTCAATTGTTTTTGGGGAGAGCAAGTCAGGAAATTCACTGCTTCCGTCAGCGTAGACCTCTCTTGCCCATTCAATTGCCAACTTGTCGTCAAGCAACAATGGAGACCTAGCCTGAGCATACACAGGCATAACATTGGTTCCTTCTCTAAACTCTTGTGAGCGACTGCTTATATTGTGAGCGGCAGGTTGTTTTGTGGCATTGGGCGTCAGCCAAATTGCTGGGCCACTGATTGTTGGGTCATCGCCACCTGGCTTAAATTCGGAAAAATTCTTGGGTGTTGCATGGTAAAGACGATCCCTAATCCTGCTGTTACCGAGAAACTTTTGCAGGTTTTCATCACGCTCTTCTGCGGGTAAAGATTCTTGTGGATACTTAAAGGTTTGCTTTTGAGGGGCATTTTGCAACCCTTGGGTTCCTTCTGGGTAGTTAATGGCTTTCCACTCTTCAAACGATAGAGGGTCTTGCTTCTTTGTCATGCCCTTTACTGCTTCGTTGTATTGGGGCATGAGGGCTTGCTTGGCAGCGCTCTTAGCGGCTGCTTCAGCACGTAGTACAGCTTGTTTCTCTAGCTCTCTCGTGGCTACGGCAGACTTAACTGCTTTGCCAGCCATTCCTCCTATACCAAACTTCTGATCTTCTACTTCCATCATCATGGTGTCGGGGTTATCAGCAATGCGTGTAGATTCTTTCTTTATAGGCTGTTGATTGCGCTCAAGAATGGTCAAGGCATCTTCTTCGCCGGGGAATACTACAAAGTTGCTAGTACCTGCGCCAGTGCCGCGAGAGCCGCCGTCTAGGTAACGGATGCCGGGGATGCCCGCTTGGCGAAGTACGTCAGCCGCGCCAGATGCGCCGCCTAACCCTTTGTCTGCCGCATAACCTATTGCCATTCGTTGAAGCGTTTTGCCGTCTAATTCAGACAAAGGGCGCTCCATAATTCTCTCAACATATTGAGCAAAATCTTTGTTTTTACTCAAAGCCTCAAGAGCCGGCGCCTGCTGACTCAGCGGCTTGTCCCAATCCAGCATCTTTGCTATCTGCTCGTCAGGTAAATCTACTTTGTAAAGGGAGCCAGCCACATTTTGAGATATATCTGAGAGCAGTTGTTTGTTCTTGGCTAGTTCTCGCACATTTGGCGCTGCTGCAAGCTGCCAATCAAAGCCCTGTCTTTCAAAGCTATCAGCAAGCCTATTTAACGCAGATGACATCTCTGCCGGACTTTTACCTGCGTTTGCAGATATGGTGTCTAAAACTTGCGGTTTAATTGCAGTAGTAAATAATTCTGGATTGCTTTTTGACAACTTAGATTCTAAAAAACTAGTTGTTTTTTCCCCAAGGACACCGCCTTGCAATTTGTCTTTGTAACCCCTTGCCACCTCTGGAGATTCGGCCAAATACAAACCATGCCCATAAGCCTGTGAGCCTTCTCCTGTGCCGATCTTGCTTGCATCAAATTTGTCAAACTTGTGGGGTGAGCCGTGGTATACGGTTGCGGGAAGCGCCAATCCCTGCTTAAACATATAGTCCTCAAGGGCTTGGCCAACCACAGGCTTTGCAGCCTTAGCTGCTTGCTTAGTAGCTTGTTTGGCGGCTGGCCCCATTACGTTCTGCAAAGCAACGGCTTCAGGCAGAACAGGAGGCAGCTTGTATTTGGTTTCTAGTTGCTCTAAGAAGTTACCCACATTACCAACATAGTCCATGCCTTTCTCAGTAGTAGGGATGTACATACGCTGGTTAATGTATTCTTGGGCGGCGTCTTCGCCTTTAATGGCTCTAGTAGGAAGCGATCCGACAGTAGCCAGTATGCCAGAGCCAAAGGTTCTAGCAGCCTCTAAAGCAGCATAGGCTTTGTCTAGCGGCGATAGCTTGGCATCCCTAGCAGCCTTCTCACGAAGTTGCTCATCTATAAGTCTCTGGCCCTGCAAAAGGTTTGCGCGGGTCGGAACATCAAATGGGATGCCTTTATCGGCCATGGTTAACCTCAGTGTGTTTGTAGTTCGCCAGCTCGGCGCTTCACACAAGCATCCAAGTCATCTTGAATCAGCTTGATGATCTCTTCCGTCACTCGCAACACATACACGTTCTGGTCGTTACCAATTGGCTCTTTGTAGAAACGAAGGATAAATTCGTCAGCAACATTTAGTTCAATAAAGTTTTTCATTGGGTTTTAACCTTTCAGGACTACATCATACTCTTTAAGCAAAGGTTTGGCTAGGGTGGATATTGATCCTGCCCGCTCCGAATGTACGATATGTTGCTCGTATATCCCAAGTGCCCATGAGGGATTGATTCGCTTATACATATGGCCTAGTTTCTTCCACCTGAGTTACCGTATGCTTTACCAGTCGGTCAATCAACGCTGGTCGCCTTTTGCTCGCGGGTGTAACGAGTGCGGTGTTTATTGGGTTCAGTCCATGCAGACCATTTAGCTGACGCGCCCTGACGGCTGTCTCGGTAACAAAAAAGCCACTTACTACTGCCCCGTCGTAGTTCCCCATAACGGGGCGAGGCATGAGTAAATGGCTTCATCTTGTTGACTACGACGACAACAACGCCATTGTACATTGGCAAACAACAGGGTGTCAATTAACCTATTAGGTTATCAATGTCCAATTGGTTATCTATCCATGTTGACAGGCTCTCGCATAGTCTCTCAATAGCTTCTTGACCGTTGAGAGGATCGTTGAGCAGCTCTCTCAATGCTATGTGGTCAGCCACTATCTCAAACCTGCCATCACATAAGTGAGTGGTCACTATCTCATCATACTGCATAGGGATTCTCTTTCCGTTTAGCCATTCCGCTGTCATAGTAATCGTCTTCGTCATAAGCCTCTGGGGCTGGGCCATCAATGTCAATCCATCCAGCATCACGCAGGAAGCGCAGGGCCTGGGATGTCGAATCGACGAAATCATCATGGGTTGTATCAGGAAACGCACAGAGTTGGCTCAGTAGGGGTTCTACCCAGTCCTTAACGTACCGTGGGCGCTGGCTGCTCTCAGGCATCCAGACTCTGCCTCTAGCGAACAGCGAGGATATGACGTTCAAGCGCTGCATCTTGTCAGCACGGCCAGGGTTATACGCCCTTACAGGCAAGTGTGCTCTCTGCAAGTCTTGGATCAGGCTGATACCTGCTGACTTGTCCTCGATCAAGATCAAGTCCACCCGTTTCTTTTCTCGTCCCTCTCCATACACCACCTCGTACTCATCTAAGACCTTTGGGCGCAGATCGGGGTACTGTAGCCTGTCCTGCCAGCAGTCGATCAATAAAACGCTCATAGGGCCGTCTAAAGGCTTGAATACGCCCCATGTGGATGCCGCGGTAGGGTCGTTCACCGTCTTCTCGCTAGTGGCCACGTCGTAGCTCTGCAAGATGTACTCAAACTTGGGGAACTCCCTAGAGGTTGGCCATAGCTTAATCATGTCCCGCTTGATGATGCCCGACTCTTCAGGGTCGATGATCTCGGCGTGGATCTCCTGCCGACCCAGCTTTGTACCTTCGTATTGGAGGATCTGCTTCTGAAAGCTTGGGGCAAGGTTGGATAGGTTGGTGTAGGTCGAGGCTGTAGTAACGCAGACATCATCTCCATCCCTGCCCACGAGGTCTACGATCAGGTCTTTGGGTCGAGGCGTGGTTGTGCACAGTATGCGTGTCTTCTTACCCAAGCGCACGGAGAATTGAATCTGATCCCAAGCCTCTTGCAGGTAGTCCCAAGCGGCAAGCTCATCACACCAAGCACCGTGCCATTGTCCACCGCGGAAGCGCTCAGGCTCGGATGCTGGGATGCCCTTAATGAGTGAGCCGTTCACAAGTTTGATCTCGTGGTAGCTCTTGTTGTAGTCTGCTATAAGCTCTTTGGGAATGACATTGAGCAACCCTGAGTCGCCTTCATAGGCAGTCGCCCTTACGTCTGAGCTTGTGGGGGCGGCTACGAGCCAGCGGGTGTTGGGTTGTTTCCATGCCCACCATCCAATTTGCTCCGAGGCCATACGAGTCTTGCCCGATCCGCGGCCCGCAAGACATAAGAAAATCGACCACCAATCCCCATGGGGGAGGATCTGATGCTGGTGAGCCTGAGTCAACCACCTCATTCTCCATGCGCTTGCTACTTGCTCTTCTATACTAAGCGTGGCAAACGCACTTTGGAACTTGGGGTCTTTCAGCGTCTCAATCAGTTGTTCCTGCATTCTGTCGAGTGAGTTCGATGTTGTCTATCAGCGCGGAGATTAGCCCTTGAGCCTCTACCTTCACCTCTACAGGGTTCTCCTTATCCCCACTGAGCTTGACGTTCTCTCTCCAGCTATCAGGGAAGCGTGCCGCCATTGATCTGCCATACAGTGATGCGTTGATGTTGCCGCTATCTTTAGTCCCCACGAGGTAGGCTTGGCCTTGATCTTCCCACCACATTTGTGAGTGAGTGTTCGCTAACTCTAAGGCGTGAAGAAACTCCTCGTGCTCAGTCCTCCAAGTGCATAGAGTGCGATAAGAAACACCTAAGCTTCCCGCTATGTAGTGGAAGCTCTTACCCTGCTTACCTAGCTCTATAGCTATGTCGCAGAATGATGGGTCGTACTTTGTGGGTCTGCCACCTAAGTTAGTGGTTACTTCTTTTGTCTTGGCCATATGCTCTCAATGACTCCTTTGCGCTGATTTTAACCCATGTTGCGTTTGGTGTGTAGTCTTTTCTCGCCTCTGTTGGACAACTTCCACTTTGTGTTGGCCCAGCTACCCTTACTCCTTGATTCGTCTAGAGCCTTGCTAGACCTCTGTGAAGTAATGGCTGATTTCTTGAGTTCTGGGGTGATTTGGCTTGGGCCTTTCCAATCAAATGCGCTCATTGTAACTTTCTCGTCTTAAAATGTGGTTAACTTTGGGGACACTATGACAACAATCATTGCCGATTTAAAGCTAGGTCTTATGGTGGCTGATTCCTCCATTACTGATGGCGACAGAATTTGGTTTGGTCAGAAGGTCTACCGTCATAAGGGTTTTCTCCTTGGTTTTGCGGGTGATGTAGATGAGTCTATTCAATTCTTGTCGTGGTGGAAGATTGGCAAGAAGGGGAAAACACCTAAGTTCTCTAACTCCGAGGCGCTTGTGATGGGCGCTGGCACGTTGGTATACTACTCTAAGTCCTTGATTCCTATGCCCATTTCCCGCGGCATTGAGGCTATCGGCACCGGAGGCAAAGCTGCTATCTGTACTTATGAGGCCCTTGGTTGGGTCAATCCTGTTAAAGCTGTGAGGCTTGTGTGCAAGCATGATGCTGGCTCTCGCGCACCTGTTCGTACCTATAAACTGAAAGGTTCCTGATGTATTCATCGCTATACGAATTTTGCACCGTGCGTCAATTGGAATACTTGGAGGCTGTAGAGAAACATGGAAGCGTTAGGTCAGCAGCTAGACATTTGGGGGTTAGCAAGAACACAATCAATGAGGCTTTAAATTCAGTTAAAAAGAAAGCTTCTTTCAGAGGCCACTCCCCTGATCATGACATGACTCATGTTGTCCCCGAGGGCTACACGGTTAAGGGTGTCTCTACGTACTACGATCAAGATGGCAAGCCTAAAGGTCAGTGGGTAAAGTCTACAGTAGACGCGGAGAAGAGAGAAGAATTAACCAAGTTGGTTATTGAGCAGCTTTCACAAGAAATTAAAGGACTGTCTCCCATACTTAAAGCGCCTAAGTATTCGCGTGATGATACTTTAACTGTTATCCCGATTGGCGATCCACACTTTGGGATGTACGCTTGGGCTGAAGAGGCTGGAGAGGATTTCAATTCTGAGCTGGCTCGTGACTTGACTCTTGGTGCCGTTGATAGGCTCATGAGCTGTACACCTGAAACAAAGACATGCGTGATTATACCACTTGGAGATGTGTTTCACGCCAATGATCAGTCTAATATGACCCCAGCCCACAAGCACCAGCTTGATGTGGATAGCCGCTTTGTGAAGGTGTTGGGCATAGGTATAGAAGCCTACAGACACTCTATCTTGCGAGCTTTAGAGAAGCATGAAGAGGTCATTGTCAGGTTTGTGGCGGGTAACCACGATCCACAGGCTATTTGGGCGTTGGCCTTTACCATCCAAGCCTATTTCTCCAACAATCCTAGGGTGACTGTAGACCTGTCTCCCTCAAAGTTCTGGTTCCATCGCTTTGGAAGCGTCTTAATCGGGGCTACACACGGCGATACATGCAAGCATGACCAGTTGTTGGGGGTGATGGCTTGTGACCGCGCTAAGGACTGGGGACAGACCAAGCATCGGTACTGGTATACAGGACACGTTCACCATCAGTCGGTGAGAGAGTACCCTGGCGTTGTTTGTGAAAGCTTCAGAACCCTAGCAGCTAAGGATGCGTATGCTGCGGGGCATGGTTACCGTGCTGGGAGAGACATGGTGGCTATTATCCACCACCGTGACCACGGTGAGGTCGAGCGTCACAGATGTGACCTCGGAATGCTCAAATAAGAGCTAGATGCCGCTCGGCAATCTCTAGATCAATTGCTTGGCCAGTCAGGCTGTAGTTGATCAGATGGTTAGCAGCAATCAGGGCGGCTTGCTTGTCTAAGACCTTACGCTCGCTGCTTTGTAGCAGGGGCATAAACTCTACGTCCTTTGAGGGGAAGCCGAGAGCAACGAAGCCAGGCGAATAATCGTCCATGCAGGGGGCCATTCCAGTCATAACTCACTCCTTTAAGTAAATTTCAGAACGTAACACTTCAATTTCATCTAACAAACGATTGATCACATCACATGCATCTAGTAGAAGGCTGTTGACGCCCTTCTCTTCCCATGCAATAAAGTCGTATTTGTTTCTCAAATATTGAATCTGCTCATCAGTCATGCTTGCACCTCACAAATTTTTGAAATCACGTTCATCACGTCTTTGTGGGCCATTTGCTCGCCAATCAAATATCCAATGACGAATATTGCAATGGCGGCGATCATGACATCTGACCTGTTCATTCTTCTATCCTTGATAGAGCGGCCTCCAGCACCTCTTTGATGTAGTTGAGTCCATCGTCCATCCGTTCACTGTCTAATCGACGCTGGGTCGAATTTAGCTCGTGGTAGGCCTCTCGGATGGCTCCCCACGCCTCGTGAGCATAGTGGGCCTCTCGGAACTCAAACTGGTCGTCATACGTCACTACTATCTGCTTCATACGTCACTCCTGGTGTATACAACTTACCTTCGGCTATTGCACTCTTCAGCATATTCACAAACGCATAATTTAAAAGATATTGGATGGCTTTAGAGTCGATATTCTTTAACAAGATATCGGCGCTGCCATCTTCATTCTCTTTTATAACTTCAAGTTCAATTTTAACATAGTCGGCAAGACTTGTGCTAGTTTTTTCGTTCATGATGTCATTTTCCATAGTCCAATGTTGCTAAATGCATAACCAGCATATGCGATGGCCATGCCCGTATTACCTTTGTAGCCCTGATCAATCGCCACAATCGTGTAGATCAAACCCGTAACAGCAAGTAGCCAGCCGCTCATAATGGAACCTCTTGGCAATAGCCCAGCATAAACAAAACCGCCACAAAGAGGCTGAACATACCTATGTGAGCAAACACTAACCTAAAGTAATGAATTACCTCATAGACTCTAGGCTGATGTTGTTTTAACCATTGGAACATGACTTGTCCTTCAATTCTTCTTCCTCTGTCAGCCATTGACGCACGTAAAAGTGTTTGCCTAAATCTTCTATCTCTTCTTGTGGGTAACCATTAGCTACTAGCCATTCGTACAAGTCCCCGTCCTTTTCTGTATCAAAGACTCTGGGGAATCCGTACTTCCAGCCGCTGGGGGGATCAATCCACTTTTTCATATTTGTCCTTAAATTTCTTTTGATGGCACATATCTTCAAAGATATTCCACAGCTTCTCGTGCCTCAGAGAGTTGAGGGTGATGAGTCCCAACAAGGCGTTAGCCATGTCATCCTGAGACAGCTCTGGCCCATTGCATACACGGTCAAAGAGCAGGTTTAAATCACCCTCCATGTCCGCCCGCAAGATGGCTTGTTCTAAATCAAATCTATCGCTCATACATTTTTGTCCTTTGGTAGATCAAGTATGTCTTGAATTAAGTGAAAGCCGCCATCCTGCCTCTGAACAGCAGCCACTACCCCAATGCGGCCATCGTCCATCCAGAATGCCTTGATTGAGTGCTTGGGAAAGTCTGAAGACGGCTCTACAGGCTTTTCTAAGTTAAGTGTGATGTTCATTTGTTCTTTTCCGATTCGGGTTGAGCCAACAATGCGTCGTACTTGTCTTGCAAGTCAGCAATACAGTCCTTCAACATATCCAACTGCACAACGATGTGCGCTTCGTTGAATGCATTTGAGTAAGAAACATTACCCTCTCCCTTGATATCACTCCAGTTCAAACTGATGAGTCTCATGCGTTCTTCTCCTTGAGTTTGGCTTCTGCAAGTTTTACCAAATGATAAAAAGGTTGATTTTTAAGGTTTGCGCCCTCCCCGTTGTCAAGCGTGCATGAATCCTTCCATGTGGCTTCAATTTCCTCATCAGTCAGCCCAACCCATTCCTTCATTGGCACTGTTCCATACTGGCTCGGTTGGTTCTCGGGGTCAGTGACAGACTGCTCAAAACTCTCCCGCATCTTCTGCACCTGAGTCTCGGTGTATAAACCTTCGTCATCAGGCTCGGGCTTCAGACCAAGATTGGTTTGCCAATCGTCTTTGCCGTGGTCTGCAACGGCTTGCATATACGACAGTTCTCGTATCTTTATCCACGCTATGGGTTTCATTGTGGTTTCTCCTCTTCTGCAAAATCCATATCAGAGTGAGGCACATCATCATGCACAATCACGCCATGCTCATCTGATGGCAAAAACCTGCTGCATATCACGCAGTAATAGCCGTCATCCATTGTTCTTCTCCTTAAGTTTGGCGGGATCGGTTGAAAACTTAGCGGCACCAGTGGCAACCCAATAGCCCTCTCTATAACCTTCGTAATGAGCAAGCCACCTTCCATTGAGGTCATCTTCACTCATAGGGTCAACCTCTTTTTGCTTCATTTTTTCAATGTAAGCGTTCTTTCGGTTGGTCGCATACCTTGCGGCATCTGTGTGCAATAGTTCTGCGGGTGTCATGTGTTTTTTTGCTTGAGCTTGGTTTCTATGGATTTGACTAAATCTTTTAAGTTACCACCTTCTTCCCAATCAAGTTCATCCTCGTCCGTCAGCCCTACCCATGTGCGCTGGGGTGGAGTAACTGGAACATTTACTGGCATACCTAAACAACCAATATTCCCGATCTTATGTGGCGGGTGGGCATAAAGAGGTATCCAGCCTAAATCCCTTGGATGATCATCGGTCATCTTTATCTCATACCCAACTTCGGGACATATCGCTTCACCCCATTCAGGCTCAAGCCAAGCTATAGGCTTAACTTGATTTGTTTCTGACTGCATAGCTAAGACATCGTGGATTTGTCTAAGCAACCCGCAGATTTCGTCTTTAGTCATGCTTGCCCCCTTGCTTGGATAGCATCAAGATTGTCAATACAAGCCGCCCATGCAGCTTTTGTCGTTGGGTTTTGTTCAAGCCCCGCATACACATCAGCGTGTTTCTTGCAAATTTCAGCACAGGCCTCGCGCTCGGCTTCGATTGCACCGTTAACCAACCGCAAAACCTCTTTGTCACAATCCATTAAACGTTTAAACGCAACAAGGTTTAGCTGTTGTTTGTGGAATAGTAGGTTGTATTCATTCCATGTCATGTTTCACCTCTTGCTCGGATTATGTCTGCAATGATTTCAGAATAGTTGCGCTCCAAACAACCTGCATATACGTCAGCCACCTTTGCACACGCCTCACGCTCTGCTTCTGCTACAAGTTTGGCAAAAGACAACAGGGCGTCCATATAAATGCCATAAAGGCGCGGGTTACTTCCTATCAACTTGCATTTTTGTGCTATCTCCATGATTTCATCTTGTGTCATCTTATTCTCCATTTGCGAATAGCGAATCACTTTTGTATATAGAACCCAGCGAACAAGATGAACGCTAAAAAACAAGCCACGGCGAACAAGCCCTTGACGATTTGTAGGTTCTGGTGCCGCCGCCAGTTCTTCTCAAAAATTAATTCGGATTCTCTGAGCTTCTGTTTTAAATCGGATTGAATAGTCATGCGTTTTCCTTAAGTTTGTCGTGTTTGGTATGTGCTAACGCGCGGGTTGTTGGGATTTGTCGCGTTTGGTATACGTTACTGTGCATATTGTCGCGCTCACACCATCTCCCCATAGTAAGAAAGAATCTGCTTATACGCACCCTTCAAAGCGCCGATGTGCTGCTTCTCAATCTCAGGTTCGCTTGAGAAAACTGGGACAGTCTCTGTCTCCAATAATTCAAGGTCTTCCCTTAGACGGTTGATGAAGATGTCATCTATCGTGTCGTTGCTAAGTTCTACGTTGAGTTTCATGTTAGTCCCACAGTGCTTCGTAATATTTTCCAAATAGTCTGTAGCCGTTCTTGGCTCTGACTGCATTAGCCGACCACAAGGCATATTCTTCCCAATCGGTGTCCTTGAGCTTGTATTCAAAAGACCAAATCATTTCATTCATCACCCAGTCCCAACGCTTGAAATGATTGGTGTCTACATCCCACACGCACTCTTTGGGCGGGGCAGAGGTAGACTTAAGCTCCTCAGGAACGTCTTCGTCATAGACAATCGGAGCGCCATGCTTTACTTTATTTAGCTGTTTGAGCATGGGTAAAATTATGTGGGCTAGGGTGGTGTCCATGTCCCATACGTCAAACTTATCTATCTTGACGTAAACAATCCTTGGGTGGATTAGATTCAAGAGATTCTTCACACCCTCACACAAAGGACGGAGCCTGTCGGCCCACTTGTCTATCTTCGGCTCGTCATAGTCAATCTCTCGCCAGAAGAAAATCTTCTCTAAGATCGTGTACGGCGAGACCCAGTGGTCTCTGTACTTGCTGATGTAAACTTTCATAACTCTCTTAAAAGGTAAATGGCGCTAACCTGCCTAGCAGATAAATAGTGCCGATAGTGATGAGCGGGCCTAACACTGCCAAAATCATGATCAAATAACAAGTCAAAAGTATCTTCATAAAACCCTCAAAAAGTGTCCCGATAAGCACAAAAACATGCTTATTTGCTCAAAATCGTTAACAAATGACCCGATGGGGTCAGTTATTCCATGCTCTCTTCAAAATCAAACCACTCATAGATCTCGTGCATGATGGCATCCCGCAGAACAAACTTAATCTGATCGTCTGTCGGCTCATCAGTATGCTTGTAGGCGCGGGCCATGCCATAGGTAATGCCGTTCTCAATGCACATCTCAATCACCGCTTGCTCTTTAGGTTTCATCTTTCCCTCCAATACGTTCTTTCTCTAGCCGTTGCACTTCTAGGATGGCATCACGCTGTTTGGCCATGCTCTCTAGAAAGCACTCCTTGTGGGCGTACCGACCCAAGAAGGCCGACTCTTCATCACGATCCACAGGCTTATCGCAAAGAAAACAGTTCATGTTTAACTCCTAGTTAAGCAATTAGAACATCTTTATTTGACTTCTTCAACCGTGATGACGTAATTTTTTCCTTGCATGTCCGTCACCTCAATGGTCTTCTTAGAGCTGACCATGCGCCCTTCGGCGTCCACGTCAAACTTGATAGAGCCAACCAGCTTGATAAGACCCTCCTGGTCATGCTCCAGCAGGGCTTTCTTGGTTAGGTGGCTGATGTAGTCACAATAGGCAAACATGCTTTCTCCTTCTTGAAATGGGCGTATTGGATTGGGTTGTGCAGGTACAAGGCTACCTCTGAAATGTCTTCAAACTGCACGTCAGCGGTGCTATTGATAATTTGGAGGGCCAGCTCCAAACCAGCATCAAGACCTCTTCTGTATTCGGTTCTATTGTCCATGATGTTTTCCTAAAGATGGGGCCGAAGCCCCGTGGGTTTATTTCTGTGGGGTTACGCGAATGTCTGCGCGATCAGCATTGCGGAATTCGTCAAGTTGTTCGTTAGTAATCTTGTAAGCGGCGCACAGCTTTTTGTAGTCAACAGTGCCTTTAACAGGGATCAATTGAATAACTACTTCGTACATCTCGCCTTTGAAGGGGATGCTTTTACCGCTTGCATCTTTGGGGGATTCGCCATATTTGTCGGCGAGTGCATCTTTCATTGCCTTGACTTGCAAAGCCAATGCTTTAGCTTGTTGGTCGAGCACATAAAGTGCGTCAATGTCATTTGCCAGGCTAAGGGCAAGGGATTCAGCGGAAGTAATTGCGTTCATATCTGTCTTTCTTCGTTACCTGCAACATCGCAGTGATAGGGAGTTTAACTCAAAGTTAAAGAAATACAAGGACTTTTGCAGGAGTTTGCAAAATATTTTTATAGGTACTTACCCCAATGCCACCTCAACCACCTTGGGTCGTTGGATGACGGTCTGCTTCACGCCGTTGTACACGGTGTGCTCTTTGACGCTGGCCTTGATGGTGCGGGTGTCTCCCTTGTTGCCAATGTCGGTCTTGCCCTTGTAGGTGATAGCGTTGCCCTGCTCATCGCGGGCAATAGTGATGTAGTTGTCGTCGTAGAACTCGGACTTGAGCACAATCACGCGCTCAACTGTGATGGTCAGAGTGACCTTGTCGCCTACATTACCAAGGTGCTGGCTGGTCAGGCGTGCGGACTCGACGCGGTCAATGGTAGCGAAGCAGGACTCGGTGGCTTCGGTTTGCTTTTCGGACAAGGTGCCCCAGTAGCCCAGACGATCAATCATGGAACGCAGGAAGTCATTCTCGCCCGTGTAAGCGTCTAGACGTGCCGCCAAGGCGCTGTTTTCTTTGCGCCATGCCTCGGTAGCCGCCGCACGCTCAATGGCTCTGGCGGCGTGCTGTTCATCAATCCAAGCCTTGCGGGCTTCGCGCTTCTTCTCTGCACGCTTCTCAGCACCCTCTTTGCGGCGTGCGCGGGTGTGCTCGGAACGAACCTTCTCAAAGCCTTCGATGCTCCAGCCAGTCTTAGCAACGCAATCGCAACCCACCTTGAACTGACGTGCGCCAGCGATAGAACCCTTAATCCAGAACTCCCAGCGAATTCCATTACCGCAGTAGTCACAGCAGCCGCCAGCTTTGCTGGTGCCGTCAGGCAATGTGAAGACGTTCTCGCTGACGTGTGTGCATGAAAAGGGGGCTTTGCCAAGTCCTGCTTTTTCAAAAGGGTGTGTCATGTTTTGCTTTCTATCGTTCCTGCAACATCGCAGTGGTTGTATCTTAACTCAAAGTTAAAGGATTACAAGACTTTTTTCTAGGTATTTTCCCTAGGTTCTTCCCAGCGGCTACCCTCCCAAGTCTCGGGGTCACGGTCATAACAAGCAGCTTCATAAGCCTCTTGCTTGGTGAGGTGGTACTTGATCTCTAGGAACTCTTGCCTGTCCACTAATTCGTTGTAGTTCATCTCAAATCTCCTTGCTAATCCATAATTTTGATCCAACTTTCTCGGCCCAGAATTGGTCGGGGTGTAGTGCCCAATCATTGCCAACTTCGTCAGTTGGCTTTGTTACGTTCATACAAAAGTAGTCACCTCCCGCAGTAAAAATCTGTTTTTTTGTGCGGGTTGATTGGTACTGGTACTCGCTTTTAAATTGTTGGTTTGACTCATACTCCAATCCAAGAGTTGCTGCAACTGCTTCTAGGCGGGTCATCTCAAACCTCCTTAGTGATCAGGTACTCGTGGGCATAGTCCAAAGACTCCACGGCGGCGACAATGTGGTCTTGGTGAGCCATAGGGCTACGCATCAGCTTGGCTGTCAGAGCCGCAATGATTGCAGCAGCAGCCTCTTCTGTGACTTGCGTAGCATCTAGTGAGTTAATAGCGCGTAGGGCGGTTGCCGCCACCATAAAACCGTGTTCCATTGAGTCCATTTTGCTTCCTTGTATCGTTACCTGCGACATTGCAGTGATGGGAAGTTTAACCGAAAGTTAAAGCAATGCAAGGACTTTTGTAGAAATTTGCAAAATATTTTTCTAAGTGTTTACCCTAGCTAGTGTCCAGTCCAACAGTTCCTGCTGGGTGACGCCATAATGCTTCTCAAATCCCTTAGTCCCTAGGCCGTGGATGCCTGTGTTACCCCTATGATGCTCTACGCAAAAGGGCATGACGGTTAGGTAGCCTCCCTTGCCCCAGCCCCCAGTTCTGAGGTGGTGCAGCTCAACAGGCCCAGGCTCATGTGACCCGTGGATGTGATGGCATAGACAGCACCCCAGCTCCGCCACAGCATTCATGTGCTGCTTCTCTGCCTTGGTCACATCAATGACCTATCTTGTGCTCGATTGGATGCTTCTAGTGAGCGCCACACTTCTATTCTTGCTTGTGCAGCAATCAGCATCCACCTCTCTTGCTCACATGCTCGTGTAGCCTCTTGTAGGTGCTCTAGGTGCGTTTTGTAGCGTGGGTGGGCATACGCCTCCCTCTCTTGGGATACGGCGCTTGTAAAGCCATTGTGCTCGGCTTCTTGCATAAGCTCTGCTTTGACAGTCTTACGCATCTCTTCCATATAGACAAGATCGGCTTTAGCTTGAGCGTAAATCTTGCTGTGGGTGATCAGGTAGTCAACGGCGTCTTGAATGTTCATGTTCTATAAAAGTAATCGTCACCAACTCGGCTGGGCCACTTGAGGTAGTCATTAGCCCCTGTTCGATGCACTTGGGTTTTAAGCTCTGCTCCGTCATAGGTGCCTGTTCCTCTAGCCGTGCTGACGGACTTGAGGGGGATCTTGATGGGGCCAAGGTACTCAAGCCTCTCTTCACCTAGATCCGTGAGCTGGAACAGGTTGTCTTTAATCTCAGCCATGCCATCAGAGATTAGCGGCTCCACCACAAACTCTCGGAATCGAGCTGTTGAGCTGTTGCTTATAGCTTTACGCAGCTCATTAAGGTCGTGCGGGTGTCGAGCCAGCCTGACCATCGCATGATGGATCGTAGACCCGCGGTTGTACTTTGACTTCATTCAAGTTCCTCTCGAACCAATATGTCTACCCCAGTAATTGAAGAGTAGATTTTTTTAACAGAAATAAATATGACCTGCACATCATCTTTGTAGACAATTCCGTTCATAGCGTCAAGATGGCTTTTGGCGATGTTGTCTATGTCAGGCTTCTTTGTAGGCTTTTCTTTGCCCGATAGACAGTCCTTAGTCCGTTGTTTGGAGTAAGACTTGGGCACAGAGAACCGAACGTAAAGAAACACGCTCAGAGGCGTTTCTAGAGGCTCTGACTCTCCCATAGCTCTAGTGGCAGCGTCTTTGATTTGCTGCTCATAGGACTTTGTTTTAGCGTCGGTGTAGGTCTGCACAAAGTTTTTGGTACGGCGAAATCTAGGTCTGCCCTTTCCCTTTGGCTCGCCCTCTACCGTGAAGCATACTTGCATTGTCATCTGAATTTATTCATTCTGTTGCGGAGGTCTTGGATTTCCTTCTCCCCGCGGGTTTTACGAATCTTCTCGGACATATCGTCCCACCACTCTCTAGCACCCCCAAAGCCTCTTTCATCTTTCTTTTTCTTGAAGCGCTGTATCCACTCTCTAGCTTCGCAGTCTCTCATGTGCTCAATAGTTTCATGGCTGATTGTGACATTTGATGGTGCGAGTCTTTCTGTGGGTACAGCTTTTTCTCTTTTCTGGGGTTTCATTAAAATTTTTAAATCAGTTCAGCAATTTTTGTTTCTTTTGACACCAAAACAAGACCATAGTTGTCAACTTTTGGCATGTTATTGGTGTTTTTTATTTTGATAAGTTTATTTTTTTTGAATGGTGAGTAGTCAACATGATGATGCCAGCGCTTAAATTTAAACACAACTTTTGCTACATCTGGGTGTAAATCAGCCAACATTTGGCTTTTGGGCAGTGTCCCCTCATCATCATAAAAATCCGCGCTATTGCCGCCCCGCATACGCTGAGTCGTGATCTTGCCGCACAAAAATGCATTGAACTGGATTGTGCACAGTCCATCTTTCAACACGCGCAGCGATAAATCAGTGTCCTCATTGTATCGACCTCTCCATCTATAGCCAGAGGTATTGTCAATCAAAAGACATGAATAAATGCGCGTATTAAGGATGTATGGCGGAACGGGATCGTTCTTTTTGCAGAAACTGTAATAGTTCAATCCAGATACCGGAACATTTGAATACCGCTCCGTGAAATCCTCGGCAGCGCGTAGTGTTGCACCGGAACGTACTTCAAATTTCTCATTCCTGTTTAAGTAGTGGAAAGCATCAATATTGTCATCCATTACCCAATGGCGACGATGTCCTTTCCAGATACTATGGTCTATGCAGAAGTTGCGAGCGGGGCCTGGCCCCGTGCTCTTACTAAACCCAAGATCGTCACAAAGCTCATATTCCGCCTTATAAATTTGAGGCATAACCAAAAGCTCACCGTAACATCGACCATTTTGATAAAGCTCTAATTCGTGCTCTTCAACCACAACGTAATGAGGCACCCCCATTTCATGCAAAGCCCTTGTTGTCAAACCGTTGTTATGACGGCCTTTAGAAACTATATAAATTGGATATTTAGGCAGCATCTTTGTAGACTTTTTTTTCAAGTCCCCAATGAGATTTGAACGGGTGCCAGATGCTTTTTGTCTTGACTGTTAATTGTTGTCCAATCAGCCTCTGGAATTCCAAATAATCGGCCTCAGTCTCAAAGCGCACAATTAGTTCTTTAAAAGGCTCTTTCTTTTCTTGAACAAATTCAGGCATACCAACCCATTCTGGAAATTTATCAAACAAATCATTCATATAAAATTAAGAAGGAAGATGTGGATAGTTCACAAAAAACTGCGCCTCAGAGCCGTACTCAGCAATGAATTGCCCAGCATCTCTATGCCTCCATAGGCTTACGATAGGTTCGCCATCTGCTACACCCTCGTAGTTCCTTTGCTTTCTGCACAACAAGTAGCAGTCAGGCTCGGTCTGTCGGGTGCTCATAACGCCTTTGGCTCGGTAATCATCTTCCTTAGCCTTATTCCGCCAAACCATAAATAGGTTGTCCACTTGGTCGGTGATGGAGCCACTACCCTTGGTGTCGTGCTTGTCGGGCATGTCGGTCTCTTTGGCGGGCTTTTTAAGATGATGCACAAGGTGGATGTGGATATTGCAGTCTTTAGCCAATGCACAAAGTTGGTCAACAAATGCTTTCTGTCCGTTGTAGTCATCTTCATTCTTGACACATTTCATAAGAGAGTCAATAAACACATGAGTTATTTTAAGCTCTTGTGCACAATATTTAACCATACCCAGTACGGTTTCGGGTCGTGCGGTTCCTGTTTGGTCGTACAACCACATCTTCTGCTTAGTCCAATGGCCAAAATCATCATAAAGCTCTTCTAGGGCAGTAATGCCCTCGTCAGTCTGATATTCAGGCGCATTGGGGTTTGTCCCCGAAAACATCCGGATCAACCTCTGAATGGTCACTAGGGGCTTCATCTCAAACGATGCTATGCAGACACGTTCGCCTTGCCCTAAGAGGGATAGAGCAATCTGGCTAGTCACATCAGTCTTGCCGTGGCCATTCTGACCAGCCCAAACCGTCACCTCAGACGGGCGGAAGTCAAAGCTCTCATTGGTCTTTGGCCAAGGCAGGAAGGTTTTAGGTTCGGATAGCTTCTGTCGCAGTCTAGCCTTAGCGTCTCCCACAAAATCTGCTGCTGGCTTGACCTTTGTTTGAGCTTCTGTATCTTCTAGGTATGCTTCAAAGTCAATGCTGTCATCTAAAAATTCAGGCACTATATCTCTCCATCCATCCAGTTTGTTTCCAAGAAGGTTTAGTTGGGTCTACAACAGAAGCAACCACTAACTTGGGCTTGTTATCCACAGCCTTTTGGTACAAGGCCTTGACTCGTTTTTCATCCGTTCCAGTAATGCTGACATTCAGTCCAATCAAAAACCTCAAGTCAAGGTTTGTAATGGAGTCATTATGTACACAAACGTCAAACCATTCTTTGGGTAACTCGCACGGAAAGTCATTTAGGAATACAATCTCAGGGATCATGCGCTGCTTGCGTAGGGCTATGATTTTGTCGTGACCTCTCATATGGCCCCCGCAATAATGCCAGAAGAGGTTTTGGGGTAGCGGTCAGTAGTCTGCTTTTCAGCAGCAAATTGGTTGGCTTTACGCATCCAATTGCGCCACGTACCAACCCAGTCACTCTTAGCCGCGGTAAATTCATAATCTCGGAACACCTTTGTTTGCTCGGCATGATCAACCAATGGGCATTCAGTCTTCACCCAAGTCTTCATGTCGTCAGTAACCTCAAAGTCTTTGGGACACTTCTTGGCTGGCTTCTTTGCGGAAGATGGTTCTTGGTTTATGGTTCTTGGTTCTTGGTTAGGTGGCGGTTCGTTCACGACTCGTGTACGCTTCGTTCCCTTTTCTTTACGCTTCGCTTCACGTTCGTTGGCGATTCGTTTGTTAGTGTCGGCCTTGGCGTGGTACTGGAGCAGCTCTTCAAGTATCCTGTCTTGAACATATCTGCCCTCTTTATCGAGCACAAAGAACCTGCTAAGGACAAACTTAACAGCCTCAACCTCAGCCTCTGTTGAGGCCCAAGTCCATTCAATTGCTTGCTCTAGCGTGGGGAAAACTTCACGGTCATAGCACGAGTCGATAAGAAGCGTGTACGCTCCGTGCTGGAGCATGGTCAGTCGACCTGCTTTCTTGGCATAGTCGCCAAGGTTCCTTTTGTAGTAATGCATAAAAACCCCAAAAAAAAGGGCTACACCTGCTGTCTCACCCTTTCGGATGTTGGCGGACTGGTGCAGTACCAGCAGACAGCATGTGTAACCCTACTGCAAAACGCCGCCAAGCGTCATGTGGGTCATATTATCACGAAAAAAGATCAGGCCGCAAGTCAGCCTTCTTGACCAGCCCTTGGGTAGCCTCTTCTATTGCCAAAGCCAGCTTAGGGGACGCCTTACGCTTGCCGTTGATCAATAGGCTGAACCATGTCAGGGATATGCCCAAGTAGGTTGCCATCTCACTCTTTGCGCCTCGTGGCTCTTCTTTAAAGTAGTCTGTCAGTGTCATAGTTGTCCCTTTCAGATCGGCAGTATGACACAAACTTTTAGTTAAAACAACCCCAAGTTTTACTCAAGTATTTTAACCGTTGATTAAATTGTGGTGTAATGCATGCACGCCGATACGGCGGTTTTTAGGAGTGACGTGATGGAAAAAGACGTGCGTAAGGTAATCCCTTACACAACCCCCAAGGGCATTCAGATTGGATGCCGTTACACCCCCCCGCAGCACCGCATAACGCCTGAAGAGGAAACTGTTCAGATGGCCATGTTAGGTGTTAGAAGACCCATGAAACCCCTCACGCAAGTCGTCTTACAGATGGTTGGCATCTGTTTTGGTGCGTTCTTGCTTATCCAACTCATTAAATGGTTAGGAATTTAAATGGACATCAAACCAATGACTGACGAAAAGATTGCCGAACTTGCCCAAGAGCTGGCTCATGGCGAAAAGTTTTCTGACGACGAGATTGAGGGCTTGATTCACTTCATACGCCTTTACGAAGACGCGCAGGGGATTGTATGAACCAAGAATACTATGAATGGCTGGAAGACCCCATAGCCCAGCACGAGTACCGCAAGTTTTTACTTGAAGATGAAATGAAAAGGAGCCAATTACCCGACCCATTTACAACCGATCCACAGGATTTCTTAACAGCTTTACACAGGACTACATATGATCATTGAAAACAAACCTAAATCTTCTTTTGCCCCAGTTCCTTCTGGACTTCACTTAGCACGCTGCTACCGCATCATTGATCTCGGTACGCAAAAAAGCGAATTTGAGGGAAACGTCAAGTTTCTCCGTAAGCTTAAAGTTTGCTGGGAAGTCTTTGGCGAGGACGACAACGGAAACCCCCTTTGCACAGCCTCTGGTGAGCCTTTAGTCATCACCAAGGACTACACCATGTCTTGGGCTGATAAAGCCACCCTACGCATTGATTTGCAGTCTTGGAGGGGCAAACCCTTTACTGTAGAAGAACAGCGCCGATTTGACCTTAAAACCGTGCTGGACAAGTGGTGCATGTTGAATGTTGCCCACAAAGCCAAAAAAACAGGTGATGGCGTATATGCCAACATTGTGGCCATTACCCCTGTTCCAAATGCGGTTAAGTCTGCGGGACTTCCTGATGGCCATAACGCAGCCCAAATGTTCCAAATCAGCGATCCTGACATGGCAATGTTTGACACATTCTCAGACTTCTTGAAGAAACAAATCAGCGAGTCTCCAGAGTGGAAAGCACAAAACAAAAAGTCAGGCAGCGGGTTTGATGATATGCCTAACGATCTTGACGACGAAGATTTGTCGGATCTACCTTTTTAAAATGGTATAATGGATACATACCTTTTTAAGGAGAAAGCATGAAGGTGTGTAAAAGTTGTAGCATTGAAAAGCCTCTTTTAGATTTTTATAAAAATCACTCTATGTCAGATGGGCATCTTAACCATTGTATTCCTTGTGTTAAAAGCCGCATAAAAAAACATAGAGAGGTTAATTTAGAAAAAATTAGAGAGTACGACAGAAAACGAGGAAAACAACCCCATCGCATTGAAGCTGTTATTCGGTATCAAAAAACTGAAGCCGGAAAAATAGTAAGAAGAAAATCACAAATTGCGTATCGTGAAAGATACCCAATGAAATATGCTGCTCATCTTATTTTTAACAAAGCAAAATGTGATGGATTGATTTCTAAAGCAAGCAATTGCTCAATTTGCAATTCAGATAAAAAAGTTGAAGGTCATCATGATGATTACACAAAACCATTGGATGTACGTTGGTTATGCAAAAAATGTCACGACGAATGGCATAGAAGCAATACTCCAATTTACAAGTAAATGTTTATTCTTTGAAGGAAAACCCAGGAGGCGGCATGATCATCACTAGAGCAGAGGAATCTGGGCATTGGTATAAGATAGATGGCACCCCAGCTTACTATGTGACGGCAAAGAGTGGCGAGCAACGCTCTACAACGCTGCGTGACGCTCGCAAGCTCAACTTGCTACCCTCGGTGACCACCATCATCAAATGTGCGGCTAGCCCAGGCCTAGAGGCTTGGAAGCTCAATCAGATGTTGCTGGCGGCTTTGACCTTGCCCAAGATTGATGGCGAGCCTGAAGAAAGCTTTGTTCAGAGGATTGTCAAAGATTCTAAAGAACACGCCAAACAGGCCGCGGAGCGTGGTAGCGAGATCCATGCGGCTATTGAGACCTTCTATGAGGGCATCATGCTGGCCAACATGGCTGAGTACCAAGTGGGCGTAGCGCAGAGCATAGAAGAGACCTTTGGCCGCTTAGACTTTAAGTCTGAGAAGTCTTTTGCCAGCAAGTATGGCTTTGGGGGCAAGGTAGATCTACACGCAGAAAACGTGGTGATTGACCTTAAGACCAAAGAGTTTACAGACCCCGAAGAAGTGCAAGCCTATCCAGATAACGCTATGCAATTAGCTGCTTATCGTGTAGGATTGGGCATGCCAAATGCGGTATGCGCCAATGTTTTTATTTCTGTAAAAGAACCTGGTCTTGTTGTAATTAAAAAATGGTCTGAGGAAGATCTTCAGAAACATTGGCTCATGTTTTTTTCTTTACTAAATTTTTGGAAATTGAAAAATAATTATGAACCACCAACATCAATATCAGTTGTTAATTCAGAAGGCATTATTGAGGCCTCGTGAAAATAATGTCTATTATGAAAAACATCACATTGTTCCAAAGTCAAAAGGAGGAACAAATCAATCTAGTAATTTGATTTGGCTAACTGGAAGAGAACATTTTGTTGCCCACATGCTTCTTGCCCACATCTATGGCGGCGGCATGTGGCAAGCAGCAAAAATGATGAAACAGTCAAACAAAAATCAAATAAGAGTCTACAACAGTAGGCTTTATGAAATTGCAAAAAGAGAGTGGACAAATTATTTAAAAGGAAAACCTAGGCCCAAAAATGTTGTTGAAGCACTTGATAAAGCTAGAACTGGAAGAAAAGCATCTGAAGAAACTAAAGCAAAAATGAGCGCAATAAGAAAAGGACGACCTCGTTCTGGAGATCCATCAAAGTGGAAACATTCTGATGAAGCAAAAGAAAAGATGCGTTTGGCTCATATTGCCCTTAATACGGGAAGTCGCCTTCCTGTTATGTATGGGGATGAAAATCCAATGCGCCGTCCAGAAAATAGGGAAAAAATAAGTGTGGCAAAAAAAGCATATTGGGAAAAAATTCGCGCTAAAAATCAACTTGGAAAGGAAATATTATGAAATTCAAACTTGAAGTGTCTGCGGAAGACTTTAAAAAAATCATCTTTGCTCTGCAAGAGCTTCCCTACAGGGAGTGCAGCGATCTGATGGAAGATATTGTTGCCCAAGGATTGGCTCAAAAAGAAGAATACGAAACCTTCCAAAAGGACGTAGACCTCTTTATAGAGAACTGGGGCAAGACAGAAGAGGAAGAGCTGGAGTTTGACTTCATTGAAGAAATCAAGAAGCCTTCTAAATCCTCTAAGAACAAAAGGAGCAGCCGATGAAAAACCCTTGGTTGACAGAAGATGACATCAAGCAGATCTTTTTTCAGACTAACAATGAGAACCCAAAGGGCTTCTACTCAGGCGATTTGGACATCATGGAGTTTGCTGACAAGGTCATCTTGGTGGCTTCACACCGTATCGCACAGACTGAACGAGCTATGTGTGTTCGCTTTGTTAACACCCTAAACACAAACGTGGGCAGGGCGTTGGAAGAGTACAGAGGTAATCTGTAGGTAAAAAAAAGCCCCCAGAGATGGGGGCTAATTCCTTGAAGTGGCAACTGCAAGGTTGTGGGGTAATTGTAACCTATTACTGATCCAAGATGTTTTGTTCTTCTGGTCTTGCAGACAAAACTCCAGCGCCACGAGCAGCAGCCTGAGATGCCAATGGAGCAGCTTGCTTCATAAACTGTGGACGATCAGTTGCCATTTTAGTTAACAAGCCCATAGCTGGTTTGTTGTAAAGCATACCGCTCAATGCAAGCGGAACAAGCGGAACGGCAGCAGCCCCAGCTAAACCTCCGGTAACGCCAGCAGCTCCAGAAGCGCCACCTAGCAAGCTTGCAGCCAACAATCTATCTGCCGTACCGCTATTGGGTGCGGCTGGCCCTAAAACCCTCATAGAGGCATCAGAAATCTTTTGCAACTCAGGCTTGCCTTTTGCCTGTCCCCTAAACTGAGTTGGGCTGAATACGCCCTCTTCTGCACCAACCATTTCGGATGATTTCTTTACAGGCAGCAAGTTTTTAAAAGCTTGATGGGTATCGGTCAAAAGCTTACCTATTTGCGGGTTTTGTTTTGTAAGCTCTTTTCTAAGAATGTCTTGAACCTTAGAGTAGGCTTGAGCAACTTCATTTTGACCCATAGCATAATTTCTGCTGGATTGCTCGCCAAGATACCTCTCCAGCGTTCTAAATTGCCCGCCGCTTAAAACTGTATTGTTTTCAAGATGCTGGATAACATTCTCCACAATGTCTTTCTCAAAAGATCTGCTTTGTGATGGAACCATATCATTGGTGGTTTTTGAAATGTTATCCCACAAAGTCTCTACTGTTCCTTTTGAGTTTGCGGTTGAAGATCTGTTAACAAATTTAGCTTTTTGCAAAATTTCATCATATCTGCTGCTAATTTCGTTTTCCAAAAATTCAACCATTGGGCGGCCAGCAGGAATATCCTTGGGAACTGTTTCGCCCAAAGGCTTTAGCACTCTGTTAGCCAGTGCTCGATTAAAGTCTTCTGCGCTTGTTTTGATGCCTTGGGCAACCATTTGACCAGCAACGGGTACGCTAGTAAGCTTTGCCTCTAGTCCTTGGGCCAACCTGCCTAAAACAGGAATTTCGCTTGCCAATTGGCCTGGGGTGAAATACTTCATGCCCATGTCTTTGAGCATTTGCATTTTTTCTGACACTTGTGGACTCATGGCTACTTGAGTTGCTTTTCCCAAGGCTGCGCCAGCTCCAGCTCCAAACCCAACTTGACCAGCTTTTTCCTCAAGAAACTTAGCGTAGTCTTCTTGATCAGATGTGGGTGTTAGCGCAGCACTAGCAGCACCTTGGCCAGCCATTCTTGCGGTAACAGATTTGCCCACCTTGGGAATAGCACTAATGCCTTTTTCTGCGACTTTACCAAGCTTCAAAGAAAGTGGGCTAGCCACCTCTCCCACAAACTCACCAACAGAGGATGGAGTTCCACCAATCTCTTTAAGGGTTTTGGATAACTTTTCTACTTCTTGTGCTGGTTTGTTGATTCCTAAAAACTGTGCAGCGCCAGCAATAGGTTTTAAAGTACCCAATGCAGCAGACGCAATGGGAGCACCAAAAGCAGCCATTTCTGGGCTGTAAATGCCGCCCATAGGATCAACATAGGTTTCCCCAGACTCAATCCGTTTGGCAAGATTATTCTTAGGAGCTTCTACTTTTTGTGGTTCAGCCCTAACTTCAGCTTTAGGCTCTGCGGCTTTTTGGGCCACATATTGAGTGCGGGCAACCTCTAAAAGCTGCGCCTCAGAAGCACCCTCTGGCCCCTGAATTCTCAATATATTTCCATCAGGGGCTTGTATTCTGTAGATTACATCAGCCATTATGGTTTCTCCACGCCAAGAATTTTGAATCCGCTAGTTGATGGTTGAGAAGATTGTTGTGGAGCTTGTTTAGGCAATTCTTTAGGAGCGCTTGAAATTTTTGGCAAAGTTTTATTGGATTCCCAATGAGTTTGGTATTCTTCAGCCCGATCAGACAATCTTTTAAATCCACTTTCAATTTCTGCAACCAGCGTTCTTCTTTGTGCGTTGGTGAGGGTTGGATCAGTTAATCTACCAATAGACTTTTCAAGATTTTGGGCATCAAGATTGGAGGCTTGGCCTGGCAATCTAGGAATCATAGGAATCAATGATTTGCTGAGTGCTTCTAAATTTCTAAGAGCGGTATTATCATCTGTTCCAAACAGTCTTCCAACAGAAGATGCGTACAAGCCAGACATGACACCACTTGGTGCTTTCTCTATTTGATTTTTAATTTGACCAACTTGAGCCAAAGCAGAACTTGCTTTTACACCCTCATTGATAATTGGAACAATTACTTTTTGATAATCAATTTTTTGTTGGTCTGTAAGTTTTGACTCTTGTTCTTTTTTCTCTTTTTCCATTTTTTCTTTTTGCATGAGTTGATTAAAACTCATTTGATCTTGGCGTAGACCCAACATGATGCCTTGCATTGCTTGATTAAACTGCATTGCTTGTTGACGATCCATGTGACTTGTCATCATGGTCAACATTTGTTGGGCAAGCGTATTGGCTTTATCTTCATCTATCAAACCTTTTGAATATTTTTTCGCAAGATTTTGAGCTTGAAGTTTAATTGCCGGATCTGTTGACATGAGGGAAATGGCATCAAATGGAGTAGCGTCTGTTGTCTCGCCACCCAACATTCCCGCTTTACGCAATTTGGGAACCATCTCAGCATACTTAGCAACGGCTTCAACAGGATTGTCAGAAATTTTTGCCAAATCAAATACAGCACTCGGATTAAATTCGTATGTTGTTTTTTTAACGCCATCTGTTTCAATTGTTTTTGGCGTGAACATTTGTTCGCCAATTAGACGCATTTTATTTTGTTTTTCACTAGCAATAATTTGCTGTATGTACTGTGGATCTCCAGTCACACGAGCTAACTCTTTTGCTTTTTCTGTGTCAAGTATAAAACCTTGTGGCGTTTCTTTATAGAGTTGGCCCAACAAATCTTGCTTGCGTCTTTTTTCCTGTATGCCCATGTTCTCTTTGGCTAACTGGAAGCGCATCATGGCATTATCCTGCTCGCGCCTAGCCTCTTGTTCTTGAACTCCGCGAACAGCTTTGGCTGCTTGTCCAATACCCTCACCAAAAGACCCAGTAGCGGTAGGCGTCAACATGCCTTCAGCAATAGCCAAAAGGTTGGGGTTGTAGCCTCTATTCTGACGAGAATCAAGCGTAGACATAAGCCTCTGAAGGGCCATGTTGTAGCCATCATCTTCAGGCTTTTGCATATCTAGTAATGGGTTTGTTGCCATGATGTTTATCCTTAAAACTCACCAACATCCACACCGCCAACGGCGCTAGTGCCAACTCCGCCTGTATTATCTAATCCAGTTGATCCAAAAATATTATTGAATGATGGTAATTGATTAAAAATAGACTTTAACCAATTTGGATTTGTTGTTGTAATTGGTTTTCCATCTGGGCCAAGGGTAACTGTTGTAGTGCTTCCCAATCCGCTTCCAACTAATGCACCCAAGCCAGTAACTTGGCTCAATGGAGAAGCACCATAAGCGCCAGGCAATGGCCCCTTGTAAGTCTCAGTAGTAGATGATGGCACGTTATAGCCTTTCATCAGATTAGCCACGTTAGTAGCTTGTGTCAGAGGTGCATTGATCTTGGCTTGCTCAAAGGCTTGTTGTTCTGCGCCGCCCTTAGTCATAGCACCAGCACCAGCAAGTCCTAATGTCTGTTGTTGGCCAGCAAGATTGCCTTGGATTTGTGCGGCTTGATTTTGCAATTGACCTTCATTGATGGCGGCTTGCAGGGCTTGGTTATAGCCTTGCTGTAAAGCACCAGTCTGAGCACCAAGCAGGTTAGATTGCCAATCGGCAGCAGTCTGTCCTAAAGCATTTGCGTAGCGTTGGCTACCTAGTCCACCACTGCCAACAAAACCAGCCTTCAGTTGAGGCATCAGGTTACGCTGGATGTTTTGCTGTTGCAGACGCTCCATCTCATTCACCACGCCTGTGGTGTAAGGATTCATTAAGGATTGAATTTTCTCAGGAGTTAGACCTTGAGCAACGCCTGAAACGGTTTGTTCTGCCGCGGTAAGGCCTGGCTGATACGCTGTGGCGGCACCAGGGATGGCTGCATAGCCCTGCTGCTGCAATGCAGTCATAGGGGCTACAAGTTCGCTAGTGGGACGATTAAGGGCAGTAGTACCCGCACTAGCCAAACCACTCAAGTAATCGGTGTAATATTGGGGGGCGGTAGTACCAGTTGTTCTTGTGGTATTAACGTCTGGGGCAATTGTGCCCTGAAAAATGTCAGCCATATTAGCTCCTTGACTTTTTGCTCAAATAATCTAGTGGTGATTTTAACGCAGGAGGCGGTAAATCTTTAGGGCCTTTTGATCTTGCTCGATCACGAATGGAATGCATCATGTCGTATAGCTTTTGAGATCCAGCCTTAGTAGAGCCGTTACCCAAAGCGGAAACCACGTCTGCCGGGAACACAAACTCGCCGTCTGCGAGCATTGCAGGAATGTCGTCACTTTGACCGTCACCAGGCCCCGCAACATGCGCCCCGTGTCTGAAGTCGCCGCGCATCTTGCCGCCATGATTCATCATTGGGACTGATAGACCGCCCTCTGCGTACTTTTGGACTGATCCACCTTTAGCCATTAAAGGTGTAACAAGACCGCCCTCTTTAGCGGTTATACCCAATATATCATCAATAGATTGGTTTTGTCCATAACTGTAATAATCTGGCATAACATTACCTTGTGAGACTTGCACGGTATCTTGTGTTGGGTTTGGCTGCAAAGGGGCTGTATCCGAAGCAACCATTTTTTGATATGTTGATAGCGGATTTACAAACCCTTGCTTATTTGCTGTTGAGGTTAAGTATTGAGGTGATAGCGGAGATGGTGTAGTTCCAGATGATGTTTGTTGGGTTTGTTGAGCTTGTTGAGCTGGTTGAGATGCAGTCTGCCCCATAGAGTTCACATATTGAACGGCTTGATTTAGCGGGATGCCGTTCTTCACCATATCTAGAGCTGTAGACTTTTGTGTTGTAGACAACTTAGTAAAAGTACTATCCGTTACTTTGTCACTGATAAGACTGCCTGGTGGAGCCTCTGTTGTATAAACAATATTGCCTTTATCATCAATAGTAGTGGTGCTTCCATCATCGCGCACCATTGTGGCTGTGCCATCTTCGTTGGCTTTATAACCAGCGGGCCACTTACCAGCAGCCTCGTTTGCTTTTTGAGTTGCTTGGGAGCTGTCTATACTTTCTTGAGAAACTCCAGAATCTTGCGGTTTAAGGTTTGGAACAGTATCTATGCCAGCTTGCATTGCTTTATACCGCTCAAGGTCTGCTGGGCTTAATTTTGATAAGTAACTTTCATCAACGGCGGGTTCTGTATTGGTAGGCGCGGTTATATCTGTAGCGCCCTGCTCTGCCCTAGCGGCTTCAATTTGTCTAATGTTTTTTTCTTCTGCAAGACGTTGTTCCGCAGCAGCACGAGCGGCATCTTCTGCTTCTACTTCTCTAGCTTGCAACTCTGCAAGTTTGTCCACAGTTCCTTGATTGACTCCAAAGTCCATATCTTCATATTTGGCGTACTTTATTTCATCCTGTACTTTTTCTTTGCCAATATTGATAGCGCCACGAATTAAAGCGGCGGTAGGGTCTTTACCTTGAAGCCCCGCAGAGACGGCGGCAGAAACAGCTCTTTGTTGGGTGGGAGTAAGGTCGCTGTATCCGTCTACTTGGCCCAAAACTTCCGCGGTGCCCGCAGTTATCCCGCCCGTTATCAAAGCATTTGTAGCGGCCTGAATGGGATCTCTACCAGTAAGCGCAGCAGTTGCGGCCGAACCAGCAGCCTGTCCAGCAATTGTGCCAGCAGTTGAGCTTCCCGTCATTTGGGAAATTTCTGGCGCTACTTGATTGGCTATCTCAGAACCAATCCCAGCCAAGGCCATGTTTTTAACAACATTTTCTGGAGACGCACCAGCATTTGCAGATACAAGGCCAGCAGCAACAGATGGAGGAACGCCATTAGCAACCATGAACGCATAGGCGGCAGTGTTAAGAATAGGGCTTTTAGCTACTGTTGTTCCAACATCATGGATTACGTCTGATACACCTTCTCCTACATTGGAGAGAGTATTTGATATACCTTCACCAGCATTATGAAGCATATCAGAAATGCCTTTAAATGGTGTAAGAATTCCTCCTCCGTTTTTAATTACATTAGCCGCAGTGTTCAGCATATCAACCGCAACGTCTGATACTGGAGCAGTTACTTGATGCAAAGTGTCAGATGCACCGTTAACAATACTAGAAGCTGTATCTAAAGTGGTTCCAAGGGGATTGCCTATAAAATCACTTACAAAACCTCCACCACCCCCACCTTGAGGCTTGATGCGTCTATCCCCATAGTGCTTAAAAGCATTTATAGGTAAATCGGGAAAATCAAAACGATGGTATCTCATACTTCTGCCATCCAGTTATAACCCTCAAGATCGGGTTGTTGTATGTCTGCTCCAGCCCTTTGAATTAGCTGCAATATTTCTTGGTTGTCGGCATTGCCATAAACTCGTTTAATGCCAGTTTCCTTTAGCCCATTCCAAAATACTTTGATGTACCGTGCAATCGCAATAGGAGAATCTTCCGTAAAGAAATGAAGTTCACCCATATCTTCAGATAACAAGCGCACAAACAAAACAGAATTCCCTGCATTAAACAGCTTGCCTTGGTTGTTCTGTATTAGTTGAGCAACAGCACCCAACACTTGTTGAGGGTCTATTCCGCGCTCATTGGCGTCTGCCGTAATAACTTCTGCTGGTGTCATATCAATACCTCAAGTTGCTGGGTTGACGGCGTTTACTAGAGCTTCTGCCCACACTTGCCAGTCTTCATAGTTGTCTGTTGAAGGGATAGCTTCATTTGTAAATACATCAATTGCTTTTATGCCATTGCCCCAAACCTTCCAATCCGTTTGGGCGCTAGGAATTTCTAGCTGCTGCGGAGCATACAACTCACACATCAGACTAGCCCAAGAATCAAAAGAATGAAACCTTGGGTCATAAACAAGTGCTGGGCCTCTAATATCCACGGACATCTCCCGCCAAATCTGCATTTAAGAGCACACGCCCCAATTGATAGTCACCACCAGCTTCATTAGACACAAACTTCAATCTAAGCTCCCGCCGCTGTTCTTTCATGTCAATTTTATTGGTGTTTGCATCAAACACATAAGGGACAGATTGAGCATCATCCGATTGTGCATAGGGACGACCTGTGACGTAAAGAGTCATATTACCCTCTAACACAAAATCAGGCTCTACCCTCTCTAGCCTTAGCCATCTGTTTGCTCCAGTCATGGCGGGTTCTGAGGGGCCTCCAGAGACCCATCCTAGATCATTAGTCTCAAAATAGCTTTCAATGGCATTAACGTTCTGCCCGTTGATGGCGTCTGTTCCAATCTCATGTTGGAGGATTTCAATTCTGTTTGGCGGGGTAGAAAATGTCAGAGAGGCAGTAGCCGTTGCGGTAGCTGCGGCAGACATCTGAATGCCCTGTGCATACAAAGTTGCAACAGGAACAGAGAACCCAGCACCAGTCCCGCCCAACTCGGTATTGGATGCGCTAAGAACATCTCCTACTTGGTAGCCAGCGCCTCTAGATGTTACGGTAACGGCTGTTACAGCGCCTAGAGCAACGGTTACAGTAGCCTTTGCGCCGCTTCCGCTGCCACCAGTAAGAGTGACGTTGGTGTAGGTGCCGATAACGTAACCTGCGCCTCCAGTAATCGCTCCTAGTGTCTTGATGCTGCTGGTCTTTATGGCTGTAACGTAAGTGTTTGCAGGAATTCCTGAACCAGAAATAATCAGCCCCAAAACAACTTGGGTGTTGTACGTGTCTAGATACAAGAATTGGCTTCCGCTTACCGTGTTAAATGAAGAAGTAAAAACGGTAGCCGCTGGGGATGTATCCCAATTAGCTTGCACAGGATAGTGAAACACTTGCGAAAAGTAACCAGCCGAGCGGCGAGCACCTAAAGCTTGGCCAGCGTCGTACCAAATGTTTTCACGGGTGTTGTAGATGATAGCGTCAGTACACTCAGTAGCGTCACCTCTAGGGTAGAACCACCAAACCTCACCAAAACGAGGTACTTTGCTGACCCAAACTTTTTGCCTTTGAGCATAGTTCAGGTTGTCAAAGAAATAATTTTGGTTCATGTTGTTAGGAATTTCTTTAACAACACCGTTGTACATCAAGAAACGGTCTACTCCGCACCAATAGTAAACACCATCGTACTCAATTGCAGATTGGCTAGACAGAATAGAAGACTGCGAGCTGATGATGTCATAGCGCCAGTATTGTGGGGGTGTTCCAGCTCCACCGATATAAGACACGCGAATCAGGCTATCAAGGCTCCAAAACAGCCCAGAAGGCGCATTTGAACCACCCCTGACTGGTAACCCTTGGACAATCTTTCCTGTGGCTACGTTGGTCGCATTAGCATCTGCGGAGACCCAGTCTTGGGCATTTCCAGCGGAGCAGTTCTGAATCAGGCCGTTGTTGCCGTAAACAAAGACGTAAGGGTGAAGCGACACCACCCCACCAGAAACAGTAATGTTGTTGCTAAAAGTCGCAACAATGACTCCAGCAGGAATTACGCTAGACAAAGTTATGTTGGTTGTGGAGACCGAGACCACCGTGGTGTTGGGTGGAATGCTGGTTCCTGTTATGGTTTGTCCAGCACCAATCAAAGGATTTAAAGCTGGAATAGTCACTACAGCAGTGCCAGTAGAGGTAATTGTGGCGGTAAATGTGCCAATCTGTGACATGGTTGTGCCATTAATGTCGCCAATTAGGACGGGCGTATTAAAGTCGTTGTCAACTGAGGCGAGGTTTTGCCCTGGGTGTGCCAGCAATGATTGAACCCCAGCACCCGCAACATCGTAGAAACCATCAAACTGCCAAAGGTTTAGGTTGGAGGCGGTAAAGTTTGACAGTGTAAAGTTATTAATTCCAGCCCCAATGCCGTTATCATCAATAGTGAGCACTTGCAAACCATTGTTATAACCACTGAAGATGTAGTTAAATGCATTCTGAGCATTAACCCAAATGCCCCTTGATGGGCCTGTTAGTTGATCAGAAATGACACGATACCCGCCCATCTTTCTAGGGCGTCCACGCTGAAACCTTACCCAGCGTCCATCATTGTAAAATTGCTTATCAAAGATGGTTCCGTCCCGTTGGACGCCAGGCTTGGTGTCAAGAGCAAATACCTTCTGCGTCATTAGAACACTCCGCCCGAAATGCCGCCTGTAAAGGTTCCTGTACCGCTTATGGTTAATCCAGAGGATGACAGCGTAAACAAATTAACGCCAAGGATGGCCATTGCTAGTTCAGCAGTTGCAGAACGATAAATACCTGTAGAAGACTCTGAGGCAAAGTTTAGAGCTGGTGCGCCCACAGAACCAGAGACCAAAGAAACAGTGGTGGCTCCAGCGGCAATCGTAGATGCGTTTAAGAGGTTTACAGAGTCACATAGCAAAATTACCTGCTGACCCGCGGGAACGGTTGCTGTGCCGCCTCCAGCTCCTGTGGTAAAGGTGATGGTATACCCAGCACCAGTTCCATTGGTTTGGTTGGTGATGTAATAAACCTGAACGGTTTGTGGGACTGTAACGGTTACGTTTCCGCTTAAGGTTCCTGTGTACTTCTGTACGACGTTTGCGGCCTCAGCGGAGGTTAGAGTGTAGCTACCAGATGTAACAGCCTTGGTAAGCTGCGTAAAATTGAACTGAGTGCTGCGTCCAAGACCGACGGTGTAGAAAGCCACACCAGAGCAGCAGATAAAGCAGGAATCAGAAGGCTGTAAAGAAATAGAAGCTGCACCATTGATCAGGTTTCCTCCAGAGGGGGCCACGGTCAAAGTGCCAGTCCCGCCATTACGCAGCATCATAAACCAATCGTTACCTAACGTAACGGCCGATGTAAGGGTCAGCGTTCCTGCGCCGTTGTCCCACACGTAGTAAGAGGCACGGTCAGAAGCAATTGCGGTATAGGCAGAAGAGAATGTGGTGACGTTGTGAGCTGCATTTAGGGTGTTGCTGATAGCCTTTAAGCCGTATCCAGCCAATGCGCCAGCATCTACGTTAGAAGATCCCACGCCAAATGCAATGTTGCCCCATGTTCCTGCTATGGTGGCGTTTGTGGTGATGTAGATGTAACGTGAAGCACTAGGGGCTACGCTTGCAATAGAGTTGCCAGCAGCATCTTTAACAGTAAAGGTGTTAGCGCCAATGTTTCGGATCAGGGCGTCTTGACCCACAGAGGCTTGATTTGCGGGGGGCATAGACAAAGACAAGCCAGCAGTAGTGGCTGTAACGTCCATAATCCGAGCGGCAACATTGTCTGTAACGCCACCGTTAATCGGCCAAAACAGTTGGGTATCAGCAGAAAGCGTAACGGATCTGTAAGAAACGTCCGTAGGTTGGATTACGTTTCCCGTGAAGGGCGAAATAAAGCTCATATATCCCTCGCAATCGCTTGACGATCCCCAATTCGGGCAACGTCTTCAGTTTTCAGTACATTCATGATTTGTTCATATTGAGCTTGCCACATAGGAATGCGCTCATCGTTTTTCAGGAACGGCATGGCTTGCAGGAGTGATCCATAAAGCAAAGCTTGCGGAGCGTATTCTGTAAACCAGTTGCTTTGGTTAGTTGCATCTAAAGGCTGGACACGCTCATAATACAGCACCTCATAGGCGTAATCATCATCAGGCGTAGGTGCGATCATCCAATGTGTGTAGTCGTAATCACAATAGAAGAAAGGCACGTCTTGTTGAGAAGGATCTGGCCAATATTCTCTTAGGTATTCGTACTTTCTCAAGAATATGGGTTGGCGCACGCCGTTAACCGTCACATTCATGGATACGGTTTTTCTCCAGCGGGATGGCTTATCTATGACGTTTTCGCCTTGAACCATGTTGCTTGTGGCAACAGTTAAGTTTCCAAGAAACTTTAAGTCCGCAGCCATGACCTGTTCCGCCAACATAATAAATGTGGGGATCTTGTCAAGAGTCGCTTGGTCGGTACGCTCCAAATATGATTGGATGTTTTCTACCAGCGACGAATACGTCATTACGGAGGCCATTACCAGTTACCTTTCTTTGCTCCAGCCATGTTGGCCACCAAAGATGGGTACTTAGTACCCGTGCGCTTTGCGAAAGCCTTTGCGGCTTTGATCTGGTTAGGGCTTAACTCTTTTGGCTTGCCAAGACTTTTAGGGCGGGTTTTTTCCCACACGGGCTTTGTTGACATTTTAAACCTCCCATTCAAAAATGACAATGTTTATTACATAAGGGCACATTCGGATTGGCGTCTTTTTAACAAACCAGGCAGCACTTTACCCCCGCCTTTAGTCCAAAGCATTAATTGCTCTTTAGCCCCACCCCAGTCTTGGGCGTTGATTTTGCGCTTTAGGGTGCTGGTTTGGAGTCTGCCTACACCTAAGTTATAACAGAAGTCCACAACCGCATTGCATTTGCGCTCGTCTGTAGCAAGTATGGGGCAGTTTTTAAGTACGCCAGGCAAGTAAGTGTGCTGTAGCTCGCTCATTAATAGAGCATTAGCGGCTTCTTGGCTTATTGATGAGTCATTCAGCGTGACTTTCTTGCCATCAGCGTAGTAAGTCGATCCATACCCAATGGTGGGGATTCCCGCAGGGCAGAGGTAGGGCTTTGCTCTGAAGCCCTCAAATCGCTTACAAAGCTCTGCGGCGATCTCTAGGTTCATTACAAACCTCGTTTAGCCAATGTGCGGTCAAGTATCCAGTAGTTAACTACACCAGAGAGCAAAGCCATGTCGTCTACAGACCATGCATCCTTTAACAATTCGGGGACAGGTTGGCCGCTTGCATATCCAATAGCCATTGTGGCGGTCTTAAACACTCCATATAGCAACAGGAGGTAGTAAGTCATTACAGGGCGCACAGAAGCGGATAGAGAGGCTACCCAACCCCCCGCTGATTTGACCATTTCGGTTTGTTGGTTGATGGCAGCATTGAAGGCATCCATCACGCCTGAATCTACGGTGGCTTCTCTTTGTGCGCCAATCTCGGCTAACTTTTGTGATCCTCTGACCTTTTCTAATTCGCATTGTTTGTCGAACATAGCCAGCTCATGTTCGCGCTCGTTCTTTTTGTCCAAAAACTTAAATGCTTCAGGCACTAAACGAAAAATGCCCCCAAGAAGGGAGCCAACAATACCGCCACCGAGAAAATCAAACATACGTCACCCTTTCTTGTTGTACAGCTCAAACAAGACTTTTACCTTTTCCTCAAGGACTGCGACTCGGTTATCAAGCTTTGCAAGGACAATCACAAGGCTAACAAAGGCTAATAAGAGAGGCCAAACTTTAGCTAGGATGTCGATAGTGTCCATTACTTATCCTGCTTCAGTTCAAGCTTGTCCATGATCTTGCTAAACATTTCTTTGATGTCGCGCATGTCTTCTCTGTAGTCATCGCGCTGGACGTAGACTTTAGGAATCTCTTCACGCAGCTTGGCAAGGTCAGACTTTAAGTCTTTCACAGCCGCCCAAAGCTCACGAGCAAACCATCCGCAAACTGCCATGCAGAATCCGAGACCAATGTTAATGAGTAGTTGGGCGTCCATTTTTTTACCAAGTTACAGGTTGATTTGTAATTTTACGCAGACCAAGGTTGATCGCTGTAAGAGCTAGAGCTTGCAGTTCAGCACCGATCACAAAGCCGTAGCGCATCTGAAGGCCAAGTCCCGCCGCGCACAGTACGTTCACCCAGAAAGTCTTAGACAAGTAAAACTTCTTACCTGTCATTTGGCTTACCAGAACCTCTGAGGTCGCGGCGGAGATAGAAGCGTTAAGGTCGCTCATTTGATATGGCCTTCAAAAAATATGTCGCAGTACCCTACAGCCATTCTTGCAATCACCCCTCTCCAGTCACCATTGTGCTTAAGCCTTACCAGCCGATCAGAGAATGTGTATTCACCCTCTTGCGGGAAGTCCCAAGTCAACAACGCCAACTCCGTATAGTTCGCTATTACATCAATCACTAAAGTGACTAAAGTAATTGGAAAGAATACACGCCATAGCCCACCGCGCTCATATTGAACAGCGATGGGGTATAGGAGAAGGAGTAGTAGGCTCATTCGTCTGCTTTAACCAACCAACGCTTTTACTTCGTCTTGGGTCAAACCCAACTTTGCCAGTTTAGCCAGCGCAGAAGCCTTGATATCAATGGCTGCTTGTGCTTTAGCTGCTACTGCGGCTTTGGTAGATTCCCAAAGTGCATCAAGTTCAGCTTGTGTTGGCTTTGGTGAAACGTCTAGCCAATCAAGACCTTCATAAGAATCACCATTTAATGTCCATTGTTTGCCAACATAATTTACAGAAAGAATAAGTGTGTAATCAATCATGCTGCCACCTCCATAAGAGTAATTGTTGATTGACCAGTAAAGGCTGTATCAAGTGCCCTACGGTTAACATAAATTGTTTCAGCACTAACATAAACTTGAATTTTGTATGTTGTTGCTGAAGTGGTTGCTGGTGAGTCTAAATAAGATTGCGCCAAACTAAACATTGAATATGTATAAGAGCCATTTAATACTGAGCCTGTAACACCGGTAGGAATAACAGTAGAACCCCTGACAAGTTGAAAATTACCATCACGACCACCACTTGCGGAGTAAGAAATATTTGCAATTACCAAAATTTTGCTTGAAGAACTTGTTGGGGTAATTGTTGCAGATAGTCCAGTTACATCAACATAAGTGCCTGAAGTTGTAGTAAAAACATCACTTTTAGTTGTGCTAACCACCTGCAAAATCTTACCAGCACTAGCCTGTACCGTGCTGTTGGGGAATGTTATCCCGCTTGTTCCGTCTATTGTTACTGCCATTTTTATGCTCCTTTAAGTGCTGCTACTTCAGCTTTAGTTGCGTCTAGTTCGGCTTTAAGCTCTTGGATAGCAGCGGTCAATGTAGCAACCAAGAAGCTGGTGTCGATGCCTTGGTAAACTGGTTTGCCGTCAGCATCCACAGCGTCTTTTTCACCTGTTACGCACTCAGGCACAACTTCAGCTAGTTCGTGAGCAATAAAGCCTTGACCGTCTGAGCCGTCTGCGTTCCACTTGTAGGTTACGGGCTTAAGCGCAGCAACCTTTGCCAGTGCGTCCGTCATTGGGGCAATGGTGTTCTTCAGGCGATAGTCAGATGATGTGTTGTACGCGACTGCGGTAGTGCCATTTTGGGTAACACTTCCAATGGTTCCGCCGTTATAACCAAACACACTATAAGTTGAACCATTGCCTCTAGTGTTTATATGATTTTGATAAATAGTGGCATTTTGCACGTCAAAATCAAAAGAGTCTGAATTTACGCCACCGCGAGTTGTAGTCCCCACCAGCAAGTTACCGCTGGAGTCGATACGCATACGCTCGGTAGAAGCGGTGGAATAACTTAAGAAATTTGAAGTGCTAGAACCTTGCATGTATGCAGTTGTCGCCGCACCAAAAACAAACGCCGCGCCATTACCAGTAGTAATATTTTGTGAGGTTGTCAATCCATTGGCAAGTGTTACGTTCTGGCTTGCATCAATGCTCAGCGCAGTAGTAGGAGTAGAGCCTGTTTTAAGCTCTAATACACCAGAGGTGTCAGAAGATATGGAAGTGCCGTTGTTCGTGGCATTTCCTGCTGTGATAATGTTAGACATTGTTTATTCTCCTTTAATTTCGTCTGCTGGCTCAGGCTGGTTGCCTTCTGCAAGCCAAGCTAGATAGGCGGCGTAGTCTGTGTTTTGCTCATCCATTGGTATAAAAGCGTTATCTGATAGACGTTGCACCATGTTTATTTTGTTAGTTAATGAGTCTTTAATTAGTTTGTACATGGTTATTCCTTATAGTTCTGCTGAAGCTGTGTAGTTAAGTACGGCGATGGCGGTAGATTGCGCCCTAAAAGACCCTTTTTGCACACTAACGTCAAATATAGAACCACTATTTTGACTGGTCGAAAGAGTGGGGGTTGCCCTCATTATTGTGGCAAAACGCATAGTAAAAGGCCCCGCTGGAGTAATGATTTCAAGTGTGTTGTTACCAGTGTCGTAATACCGTTCGCACAAAATCAACTCAGTACCATAAGGACGGTAGTCAAACGATGTGGCTACGCTGCCTTTTTCTAGCTGTACGCCTGTGATGTAGAACGTGGCTCCGTTTGTGCCGACTACGCTGGTTGCGCCTGTTGGTGCTAAAAAGTTTCCTGTTGCCCACGCACCAGCAGTTCCGCTGTAGGTAGACCCCATTCCTAAACTGAAAACAACTAACATACCAACAGCGTTTGTTGCTCCCACCCATGTGCCTGATGTATCACCTGCAATAGTTATTGATTTTTGTTCCCATGTGTTTGCCGCTGAAATGGTGTAGCTAAATGGATAACTTCTATCTCCAGCACCATTTTCTAATGAACCGCCAAACGTACCTGTCAATGAACTGCGAACCCAAAAACTAATTGTGACCGTAGATGCGCCAGCCGCGCCAAAACCTAAATCGGCTGTATTAAAACCTTCAATAGGTTGACGCAATAAAAAATAATCTCCTGCGGCAACTGAATATGCAGATGTAGAAGTAACACCTAAATAGTTTTTGAATCCTGCTGGCGGGGTAACTGATCCAGCATTTTGTTGAACCGTGTACTTTGACGCTTGGCTAGATTGGTAAGCGAATCTGTCAAGAGTGTAAGTTGGAGTCCCTGTTGTCGTAGTTGCAACACTCGCCCCAGCATTACGCTGGTCAATCACCATCGCACCATTGATAATGCGGTTTCGCAAAGAATTAATGTTGGGGCTGATTACCCCACCATCTGAACTGACTAAGCTGTCAGCATTTACCGTTCCGTATGGCATAAGTTCTCCTTATATTTCCAAGTTTTACTATAAGCTGTTTTAGATTTACCCAAACAACATTGACTAATTGGGCTTCCCGATCCACCAACATATTTTGCCGCCTCTGATACAGATGCAAATTCTTTTCCATCTGTAATACATACAACAGCGCGAGGTTTTTTGCCTCCACCCTCTGGGCGTTTTCTACCAAACAGTGGACTGTCTTTTCCTTTTGGTCTTGCTACACCACGCATTGGGCTGGGCTTTCCCCACATGGGATTATCTGATCCGGATTTTCCAACCCAAGGTCTTTTTTGACCCCTGCATGGACTTGGCTTTCCAAACATAGGATGCATTTCCTTGGGCGGCGCTCCATCAAAACCATTTTCATAAATTAAATTTGCCCACCCCTCCGACTCAACAATGTTGTTTTGTTTTGAAAATTCAAGCGCCGCATTACGACACCGATCTTCATCATAATAAACACCAAGCAACCCAATCAAAATATCTTTACCGTGCTTTTTTAAATGTTTTTTCCAATAAACACCACTACCACTATACGAAGACAAGCAATGGAGTTGTGTTGTCTTGCAGAAATACTTCATTCCTGTAACATTATGCTCCATAACCAGCAACGCTGTTGGATAAAACGGCATTCTAAGTCACCAACCTTACAAAATTAACCAGCGTGAGCCAGTAGGAATAGTTACTGATTGACCGCTTGCCACAGTCATGGGGCCTACGCTCATTGCGCTGGAACCCGATGGAATGCTGTAGCTTGCGGCTACGGTGTTTGAGTTCACCACAATACCGTTACTAGCAACAACTTGAGATGCTTGTAGGTCACCAGTAGATGGCTTGTACAGCAGCTTTGCGTTCGATGTGTTTACAGCAGATACAGTACCCGATGTCGCAGTAGCAAACAATGGATAGAGGTTACTTGCTGTAGATGTATCGTTTGTTACAGTAACAGTTGAACCAGCGGTTGCCCACGTAAATGCAGAGCCGTTCCATGTCAAAGACGTAGAAGCAACTGTAGGAGCGGTGATGAAACTTGTAGCACCTGCGCCTGTTTGGTAGGGCAGTTGATTAGCTGCGCCGCCAGCCACGTTGGTAGCTGTAGCTGCGGTTCCACCGATAGACAAGCCGGAAGCGGTTCCAGTCAAGCCTGTTCCGGGGCCGGCAAAACCAGCCGAAGTCAGAGTCGTACCATTAAATGTCAGGTTAGCAGAACCAGCCAAAGCGCCAGAACTGTTGAACTGCACTTGGGTAGTAGAACCACCGATAGCACCAGTGGCTTTAGAAGCCATAGTCTGAACAACGCCAGAGCTATCCTTGTAGAAAAGACGTCCATCTGCGGTGTTAATTGCTAACTCTGCACCGTTGGTGTTGTCGAGGTTTGCAGCAAGAGGAACAGCAGAAGCTGTCGAGCTTGCATACAACTTTATAGGCGTAAATCCTGTAGCGGCCATGTTTAATACTCCTTAGAATGTTCCACCAGCAACGGCAGTAACTCCGTATCCCGATAGTGTAGTAGGTTTGCTTGTTAAATCTGCAAATGAACCAGAAAAAAGTGTTGGCTTATTTGTCAGATCGGCGTAAGAACCGCTGGTTGCCACAGTTGCCAAGCTGGAGGTGTTGGCCTTCAGAGCAAGGGCACTGTCTACTGCGGTCTTTGTGTACGCATCAGTGATTGCATAACCACTCAATGTTGTGGCACTGTTTGCCTTGCCAGCAATCGCGGTAGTTACGTTGGCTGCGGTTTGGTAACCAGAGTCGTTTGTAAATGCGCTGACAGCAGTAGGTACTGTTGGGATGGTTGGCTTGCCAGTCAGGTCAGCATAAGCACCAGAGAACAGAGTAGGTTTACCTGTCAGATCGGTGTATGCGCCAGAGAAGAGTGTAGGCTTACCAGTCAGATCGCCGTAATCCCCAGAAGTTGCAACGGTAGACAAGCTGGGCTTACCAGACAGGTCAGAGTACACGCCAGAGAACAATGTAGGCTTGTTAGACAAATCAGCGTAAGAACCGCTTGTAGCCACTGTAGAGAGGCTGGATGTATTAGCTTTACCGGAAATAGCCGTTCCTACGTAAGTTTCCGTAGCCAAAGCAACTTCTTGAGTTGTGGGGCCAGCCATCCACTTACCTGCGGATTCTTTCCAGATCAGACGCTGACGGGCCAAGTCGCCACGATCCACGTCCAAACCAGCCACGTCCAAGCTCACGCCAGAACCAGACTCACCCTTGTTTACGGTGATGACATTGTCTTTAACCACCAGAACTGTGGAGTTCACGGTAGTAGGAGTACCTGCCACGGTAAAGTTACCTGAAACGGTCAAGTTGCCCGAAACGGTTTGGTCGCCCACGGTAGCCACGGTAGGGGCAGTCATGGTGATTTGTGTGGCAGAACTGATGCGTGTCAGACCGCCTGTACCTGTAGACTGAACCACCACGTCAGCATTAGAGCCAGTAGAACCGATGGTTGTGGAAGCTGCGGAGTCAAGCACCAAAGTACCAGAACCGCTAGTAGCGATACGCATACCTTGGTTGGTGTCGGCTGTGAAGTTAATGGTGTTGGCAGAAGAACCCAGAACAGGCACGCCGTCCACGTACAAGGTGTTTGCGTCAATCCGCAGTTCCTTGGTGTAGATAGACTTGAACTTCTTAGTAGGCGAACCGATGTCGTAAACACCAGTCTGTGAAGGAATGATGTCGCCAGACAAAGAAGCCACGTTAGCAGGAGCAAAACCCAGAGCGGTCTGGATAGAGCTAGAGGTTACGGAAGCGTCAGAACCTGCGGGGCCTGTAGCACCTGTATCACCTTTTACACCTTGAGCACCAGTAGAACCAGTGTCTCCCTTAGCGCCTTGGATACCCTGAATGCCTTGAGGGCCAGTCAATCCTGTGTCGCCCTTAGCACCCTGAGCGCCAGTAGCGCCAGTTAAACCTTGTGGGCCTTGGGGGCCAGTAGCACCCGTAGCACCAGCGGCTCCAGTAGCACCTGTATCTCCTTGGATACCTTGAATACCCTGTGGGCCTGTAGCTCCGGTATCACCTTTAAGACCTTGGATACCTTGAGCGCCAGTTGCGCCTGTATCGCCCTTCAGACCTTGCGGGCCTTGAATACCTTGTGAACCTGTATCGCCCTTAGCGCCAGCAGCACCCGTGGCTCCTGTATCACCCTTGAGACCTTGGATACCTTGTGGGCCTTGTGCACCTGTTGCACCAGTAGCGCCGTTAGGGCCAGCAGGGCCTTGAGCACCAGTGGCTCCAGCAGCGCCTGTAGCACCTGTGTCGCCCTTCAACTGAGCAACTACGCCAGCAGGAAGTGTGGTGACGTTAGACAGATCTTTGTTAGCTTTATTGGAAACAATCGTTGTCAATGAGGAAACAGCCGACTCGTCGTTAGCCAACTGAGCAGCAATCTCTTCCAATGTGTTCAGAGCGGCGGGAGCAGCACCCACCACAGCGGCGATAGATGTATCAATCTGGCCTTGAATGTTTGTAGATGTTAGAACTGACGAGCCGTTTACGGTAATACCAGAAGTGCTGATGTGGACATTACCAACATCAATCACGGTAGCCTTAACTTCAGGTACGTCTACGGAGTCGGGAGCCACCACCATTACTGTGCCGCGAACGGCTTCAGTAAATGTCAAGCGGAAAGAGTTGTTGTTGATGTCTTGTTTGCCAACAGAAACAATGTTTCCGTTCTGGTCTTTAACTTGAATCCAGACGTTAGTAGTCCCAAGGTTGTGCTCCACAGTCCAAGTGGTAGAACTCAAGCCCTGTGAGTGAATGTAAGACAGAGTCTTGTGCGAGAAAGGATACCAAGTCTCTAGACCACCAATGCTGACGTAGCCGTAGAGGTTGCTGTCCTTCATTAAGAAGGTGCCGACTTTCGGGTTTGCGGGGAAGCCAGTCTCGTTGACTTCCATAACCAATGCACCGTACAGGGCAAGGTCGTTATAGATTCTTGATTCCATTTAAATTCCTTTCGGGGAAATGCCCCTCATATATGCCGTGCCATGAGCAACCTTTTTCATCACTAAAAGAGTGTCGTAAGACTGGCTAATGAAATCCAATAGTTCTTGTTTTTTGACGACGCCGATCTTGTACATTTCATATTTCTCTTGTACGTCATCAGCAACGCGGATTAGCCATTCACGAATTCTCTCAGCTTCGGTCACTCTCTAATATCCTCGTCTCAGCAGTTTCGTAAAACCGCTTTATCCATTCG